TGCAGTTCTATCACTTGCTTCACCAACTCTCGATGAAGTTGCACATAGTTAAGTTTTACCTCTCCTGATGTAAGCTCAATCAACTGTCGAAACCGATTTATCTCGTCGTATAAACCCTCGAAAAGTTCTGCTACAGCTCCTGTAACGGAAGTTCCGTCACTCAGTGTTACAGTTGCTGAAGGAGGGAAGCCTCCTCGCATCATTTCTGCTTCGCCTCCAACTCCACGGTGTGTCGGAATCCAAAGTCGACAACGACAGTTAGTAAGACATCGCGTATGTCCTGCTCCTGGCACTGAAGGGAGTGTCTCTTTTGTGTATGGAGAGCCAGCGTATATCGCAAGACAGTCAGGACAGTGAGCATGACGAACAGTTCCCAACTTCCAATAAATGAGAGTGCTGTCGGGAGTGGCGGCAACAAACCCATTCCAGAATTGTGCTCGAATTGAGTCGACGTACATACGAGTCTGAAGCTGTCGAGGCATCCGAGGAGTGTGTGTTAGTGTCTTAACAGCGAACTGCTTAAAAAAGTTCATCTCCGCTTTTGCCGCCTTGTGTATGAAGCGAATGTCGGCTGCCGTGAGACCCTCCTTGACGTATGCTTGATTTCCAGTAAAGTTAGCGCCCAATCTGTAAGCTTTGGCGAAAGTCTTCCTCATCAACCGTTCAGTTTCTAGTCGAAATTTGTTCCACTGAGTTCCCGCTCCAGGAACTGTTGCCATTTGGTCGACAACGCGAGTCAACGCCCTTGCATACCCTGATTGGAGGCCCGCGAGTTGTTGTAAGATCGTTTCTGTCCCGACAGGAGTGAACCCTCCCAGCTCGTAAGAGATGTCTGTTTGAAAACTGCGCCATGCATCGAGCTGCTTCGGTAGAGCTTTAGCGTCAGCTCCACTCGCTTCGTAAAGCGCTCTGTCTACCGCCTCAATATCCATCGTCCAAACTCATCCTTCACGTACTTGTCTCGAAATCTGTCCCAAGCGTACAGATCACAGTCCGGCGCTCCGATCCTTATTCCTTCTTCATAGTAGCCCAACCACTCCTGCGCGAGTTCAATACGATAGTTGAACAGTCTTCTTTGCCAAGTAGACATGTTTTGAAGCGATTGATACGTGTGTCGTATCGCCCGATACGCTGCATATGCTCGATCAGCCGCCTTCTTCGTTTTGTAGATACACGGGCCGCTCCCGATGCGATACTTCCCGTTGGGGCATTTGTGCACAGGCATCTTTGCTCACTTTAAAAACAGAATTTACGCTCGCCTCCCAGTTCCAGCACCTCTGCCTCTGCCACGTCCGTACCCAGGGCCTCCTCTCGCACATCTACCCCGATTTGCGTTTCTGCGGCCTCCCCCAGGCATCCCTCTCCCTGCGCCAGCACCTCGTCTTTGTCCGTACCTAGCCATCGTCTATCACCTCCTCACTCTTGATCTTACAGTATCTTAAAGTTGTGGCTTTTTACCCACTTACGCACGGCAGCCCGTGTCCACTTCTTCTTGTCAAACAAGAGAGACTGAATGTCCCACTTCCCAGTTTTCTTGTTCTTCCCGTAGACAGCACGAATCCCTTTCGATCGACTAATCCATCCTATACGAAACTTAGAGTAGTTACCTGGAGGTGCTTGTCGTACGCGATACCAGTTGGGCGTAACATCAATTCCTGGCTCAAGCAGTCGAGTCTCACGAAACTCCCTCCCAATACGAAGAGCCTTCGCTATCGCGCTTCTCTCACTCGTAACAGCTGACGAGAATTCTCTCAACTCATCGAGCACCGCCTCAATACTGTCGTACTCCCTCTCTTCAGCGACTTCGGACAATCCTTCGATTTGCTCATCTGACATACTGCCCTCCTAATAGAGCTCAGGTCTTGTACGACCCGTGCGCAGAATATGACGAAGCTCATCCACCATATCTTGTAACTTCCCGTCACCGCCAACTCGATTCACCAATGCAGCCAAATCTACGCTGTCTTCTGGGCCAGTCGGAGACGTTGTTCTGCCTCCTGAAGGAGGTCGTCCGGTAGGAACGGCAGGAGCACCAGCTCTCGCTTTCTTTTTGGGCACCATTGGCCCGTGCTTTTTCAACAGACTCAAAAGTTCATTCGCTTCCGCTTGAGAAAGCCCAAACATGAGATGTCGCACAACCCACTCGGTAGGAAGGTCAATCCCAGCTTCTACGTAGTTGCGCACAATAGTAGATTTGTACTGCTCGATCTTCCAACGCAACTCCTCATCAGCGACCCCAAACCCAGGAAAGCGCAGTTTGAAAGAGACAGTGTTGGGATTGATTCCGTGCAAGATCATCTCCAGACGATACAACTTTCGAAGCCCTTTCGCGACAACGCTGCGCATTCTTCGCACAACTTTCGTAAATGCAAGTGACTGCTGAACAAGGGTCGCTTTTGCGTTAACATCCCGTTCGAACCCAAGATAAGCTTTCGGCACCTTTGTTCCAGAGAAAAGCTTGTTGTGAAAGTGCTCAATGTCTGCAATAGCCGCCACAGACGTATCGGCTTGTATGACATCAATGTCTCCGACTCCTCCGCGTCGTACAGGCTGGTAGATGTCTTCTTGTGGAGCCATCGGGTTTTCTTCCATCTTAAGCTTGCCCTCAGAGTCAACATATCTTCGGCGTCTGTTCAACCTCTTCAGTCGGCGAATGTAGGCAATCGCCTCCATTACTCCCATATTTGAAACGTCAATCTTGTAGATTAGGCGTTGGTGCGCTCGTGTCAATCGATTGATGAGCATTGAGTCTTCTAACATACGCTCGACACGGTACAACCGTCGCAACTTAGCAAGCACCCCAGCGTTCACACCGTAAAGCTCTTCGCCGACCTTGAAGTGCACAATCTCCCACGGAGCAAACTTCGCTATGTTCTGCATCGCGCCCTCATACTCCTTCTGCACATACGGAAACTCAACATCTATCTTTCCGTTTTTGTCGAAGTTGTACCAAATTGTCTCGACGGGAAGTTTCTGCAGTTTAACAATGTTCTTCATGGTCGCAATGACTTCATAGAACGCATCACCAAACTTGCACACTTCACGTGCCATCCACCACACTCGAGACTTCAACTCAAGACGCTCTTCAAAGTCTTTGATCGTCGTCCTCAACGCTTCAGAAACAGAGTCACTGTCAAAGTTGTACGACTCATCACTCTCTTGTGCCCCCGATACAACAAAGTCAGCGTACAAATCGAGTGCAGAAGAAAGTTCGACAACCTCCTCGTCCATCTCCTTGTAGTCGTTATACTTTTTCGTGCGATCAGGCGAAAGCTCTATCAGTTTGGCGGTATCAGCCCATTTGAGTGGAGTCGTATCGGGAAGACGTTCCGTCGTACTTACGTCAGATGCTGGATACAACGGTGTTACAGAGCGCCATAAGCTGGAGATATTTGCAACGAGTGCATCCCGTGCTCGTCTGATATCTGACATTCTTATCTCCTATTCACACCTCTTTTCAGCGTATCAGGCACCAGACTTGTTGTCAACGACCTCCTCGGCGTCTTCCGGTGTAGCACGCACGAGATCGCACTTCTCACACTTGTAGACTTCGACCTCTTCCCAGTCATGAGCACACGCATCTACCGCTGACTGAGTGCGAGGACGCCTTGCGGCTTCCCATTCGTCGGGAAAGTCTTTCCAGTCTACCTTGGCGAAGATTTCCATGTCACGTAGCTCAGCATCCGTGAACGGGTAGCGCTCCTTGACATCTTCCTCTCCGAACTCAGTCTTGAACTCATCCACGAGCTTTGACAGCTTCAACAAGTCTGCCTCTCCACGATTCTCGTTCAAAAGCAGCATCAACTCTTCAGCCGTGCGATCGTCTACCTCTCCAAGATTCTTCACATACAGCTTCTTCATTCCGAGCTGTTTGCAGGCTTTCCAACGATGTTCTCCGTCAATGATCTCCAGCCGATTCCGCCCGATGTCTCTGACGATCACAGGATAGAGACGGTTTCCGTAACGACGAATCGACGCTACAACAGCCTTGAAAACGTGCGGCTTTTGCTCGTTGAAATTCCATCGATTCGGGAAGACTCGATTGATGTCTACGATCTCTTCCTTTACTCGCTCGATGGACTGCTTGATTCTTCTAAGATTCCGCATTTCTTGCATCTCCTCATTTTGACTTTCTTGAATTGATGTCTTGAGCACAAACGAGTCGACTCGGCCATCTCCTTCCACTCTTCAGGCGCTATTTCCTCGACTTCAGTTTCAGGCTCAAAGCCCTCACTCACCACGATCAACCTTTTCAACTGCTCTTCGTCATACGGAAGGACATCAAGCGGATTCTCGCCTTCCTCTTCCATTGTGTGAACAATCCTCGAAAGTGAGAGTCCCAGCTTTTCCACGTTAGCTTCACCTCGAGTTCTGTTGAGTATCATCATCAGTTCCTTCGCAAGGATGTCTGGAACCCGACCGAGATTCTTGACTGGAGTGAACTTCACCTTCAACTGAAGGAGCGCTTTCCAGCGATGCTCTCCATCAATGATCTCGTACTTCCCAGACCCAGTTTCTCTCACAATGACTGGATAAATTTTCCCGAACTTCTTCAATGCGTTCTTCAGCGCGTTGAAAAGACGATCGCTCTGCACATTGAAGTTCCATCTGTTCGGCTTGATGTTCTTTGTCAGCACCAAAGTCTCTGGCGTTGACGCAATCCGCCTCTTCAGCTCTTCAAGCTCTTGCATTCTCTCCTCCTAACAGCACATGCCAGTGCCAATGAAACTTGATCTGGCGTTGCTCCTTTCTGAATCCGACAAAAGCGTCACCGAATAAGTCGCGACAGATGTCCGTCACTTCTTTCTCAACCATCTTCCAAAAGGTGCACGTCGGACAGGTGCACTGCAGATGAGACTTCAGCACAACCATAGGCACTTTGCATGTCAAACAGTCACACACGACATACTTGTCATCCTCGTAGTACCATCGTGTCTTCTTTTCAAGATTGCACAGCGGGCAGTCGCTACTTACAACTCGTTCCATCGAAGCCTTCCGATCTTCAGTCGTTGAACACCACACCTCGCCTCGCCCAGAACTTCGTAACGTAGTCTTCAAGCTCGCGATAGGCAAGCGCAGAAACAGCATCGACATAAACAGGATCGCGCGGATCAAAAGAAATCCCTTCAAGACCGATCTGCTTTGGATGTCTGTAAGCTACAACACCCTCGCTCGCATTCTCCCAGTGTATCCACTTCGTCTTTGGGTCAAAATACGTTGTTAATGCCCACCGAGTAAATGCCGACCAAGTTGTTGAATCCGCCGAGTAAAGCGGACAACCGAAAAGAAGGGAGCGCCGAAGTCCTGCGAAGAAGTGATATTTCTTCCCACGTTTCACTCCGTCCTCGACCATTTTACGCAGAAACTCAACAGTCCGTTGAGAATTGATCGACACTCCAGCAAAACCCTCTGAGAGAGCGATCCAATCGTACTCCTCGATCAGCTCCAAGTACGCTTCCTTCCCGATTGTTGGACGCCAAACAGGAATGATTCGCGCTCCGGTGTCTTCGAAACGTCTGCGATACTCCTTCACCTTCTCGTACCCGACAAAGTGATCAACATCCATCTCAACAGCGCAGTCGATGATCCCTGCCTGTGCCCCCGCTTTCAGGAGCACGCAGTACTTCGATACAAGCTCCTCTAGCTCGTGCTGATCAAAAGCATACTTCCCTCTACGACGGAGAATGTCGGTAACGAAGTAGCGATTGTTCAAAACCGCTACACCCGAATCAATCATCAACATCTCTCCGTTGCCCTTCACTCGCGTCAAGCCCTTCAGCACCTCCATCATTCCCCTCTTCGTAAAGGGAAACTCCCACAGATTGCTGAAGGCGTAGAGGCGATTCTTTGCGTGTGCGGCATCAAGAGATTTCGGCTGATCGTCCCAGTCAGCAACACACAGAAAGATTCTCATCAGTCATCCTTTACTCGTTGATCCATTTTTTCGCTCCTTCTATGATGGCTTTTGCTCTCTCACCTGTAATCTCACCTCTCTCTACCTTGTCAACGTATCGTGCGACATGCGTTGCGTTCTGAAATTGAGGAACGCCTTGCACGCCACACCACTTCAAAGCTACCCACCAACGGAAGCACGCCGCGCACTTCATGCAGCGCCCACTTCTTGAAGAGTAGCATGAGAGCGTTTGCAGAAGTAGTCTATCTGCCTTCTTTCCAAGCTCCCGCTTGAACCATCTTACCGCATCGAATTTGCTCCAACCCTGCTCGGCGAAGGGGGCCGCTACTCTAACAAAACGCCCGGCATAACGGGAAATGAAAGAAGTCATATCAGCGTGAGCGACCCTCGTATTGTCGTTCACACGATCATCAGACACTCCTCCAAGATACACAATGTCAGCATAGCGGCTGGCCCCCATCGCCAACAGCACGTTCCGAAACGGAATGTGAGCGTCTGGTAACTCCCAATCTGTAAGCGTGTAGCTAAAGTCAACCTCTGTATTTTTGATAAGCTTCGACACTACTTCCAGCTCTTTGTGCGCGTAACGATGTCCCAAGTTAAAATAGAGGGTACGTGGCTTCTTGAGATAGAAATACAGTATGAAGCTGTCCAATCCGCCAGAAAACAACAAAATCTCCGACTTTTTGCCTCCGACCATGTTTCCTCCAAAAATCACCTAATGTCCTCGATCCTCCACGAAGTTTTTTATCGCTTAAATATCTAAGTATTAACGCTACCGAAAACTTCGTGGAGAACTGTTCTCACAAGTTAGCATTTTATCGTGTAACCTATTTATTTTCAATAGGTTACATAGCCTCCCTCTCGCAAATCGTTTATTTTCAATCATTTACAAGCCTCTTGAGAATCTCTTGCACCGAGTGTCTGGGCGGACGCATCTTAGATTTCATCCAAGGAGCCACATAGAGCTTCTTGTAGTCTGACGCGTAACGCGTCGCGTCCGTAACTCCTGCTTTTTCAAACGCCATTCGTCGAAGAGTGCAAGCTCCACAGACTCCACAAGCCTTTCCATCCTTCGGCGCGTTGTCACAAGAGTAAGTGATGTTGTACGGAACTTCAAGGTAGCTTCCGAGCTGTATGATCTCTGTTTTCATCAATCGTTCGAGGGGCATAACGAGTTTCGGTCGCATCAGCGTTCCGTAGTCAGAAAGCTCATTGAACTTTTGGAAGAACAGAATGGAGTTGTCTGGATAGCTTCCCTCCTCTTCCAACGTCCAGCCTGCCGTAATGTACTTCGCTCCCTTCGCTTCAGCGACCGCCATCAGAGAAGCTATCATCACGAGGTTGCGAGCAGGAGTCCAGCAGATCGTAGATTTCAAGTTTTGTCTCTTAGCTTTGGGCACAGGAAGACTCTTCTCAGTCAACACGCTGTGTCCGAGAGCACCGAGCCACTTCATGTCGAGAAACATGAACTCAACTCCAAGATCAACGGCAATGCGCTTAACAGCCCGCCTCTCTCCCTCTTCACTCTTCTGCCCGTGATCAATGTGGCAAAGCACAACGTCTTTATGCCACAACTTCTTACATACGTACGCCGCTGTCGTTGAATCTATCCCACCGCTTGAACAAACGAGCACTTTGTCTCCTTGAGCAGGAAGTTGAGAGATGAGCTTTGTCTGTAGCTCCTGAAATTTGAACTCCCTTTTGTCTACGTCGTACGTGCCACAGGTGTAGGACTCAACCTGTCTCCAGAACGGAAAGGCATGATCTCCGAAGATTGTGCGAACAAATCTTTCTTCGCTGAGGATGAAAAACAGTTCGTCTGTTTCGCCGACAACCATAGTTTTGAAGTCTTTGATGAAGTGCAGACACCGCCTCTTAATGTCGTACAACAAGTAGGCGAAGCCCCCACTACACTCCTTAAAAGCCTTTAACAAGTCTCCAAACTTCTGATAGAGAAGAAACGGGACTTCGCTGTCTATCTCTGTTATCGGCTCAAGCTTGTGCTGTTTGATCAGCTCTTCGTCATTCGCAACTACACCGTTATGAGAAATGACGTGATAGTCACGAATAATGGGCTGCACAGACCTCTCATCAAAGCTTCCCACTTCAGTCAGAGGTTGCGCTCGACAGTTCCAGATAAGAAAGTCTTCGGGCTCAATGCCATTGACAAACTGTCTCCACTCCGGTGAGGCGAGCACTTTACTCGCGGTTGTGGGACGCTTTAGCGTTTTGATACGACCCGACACCTTGACATCAACAATTCCGAAGGCGTCCTGTCCACGCTTTTCTGTCTCCAAAACCATGTGCTCAAGGAGACGCCCATCTACCTTTCTGTAAAAGACTGCTCCTCCGATTCCACACATTTCTACTCCCCCACTCGTAGGTTGACGTACAACTCTACGATCAGTTTAACGACACTGACGACCCACTCCTTTTCAAATGTCTTCTTGGGACAAGTGCTCATTGTGCAAGGGTCGTCAGTGAGTTTTACGAAAGCCGGACTGTTGGGACGCTTGAAGATTTGTATCGGACTCAGCTTACAAACAAGAGGTGCATCCAGGCACAGCTTCGGGATGTCCTTCTTTTTGAGAATCGGACATTTGTACAGCACGTCTCCGTTTTCGACTTTGAATTCGTTCTTGGTAAACTCAGGCTTCAACTGGCGGCGCTTACGATACTCAAACTCCCCCGGATAAAGAAAGATGAACGGGCGGGAGTTGCAAACACCACATTTCTTGCATTCGCCGATATCCTCAAACTTCCCGCCCATCCAGTAGAGTTCGTCGTAAATCTTGTCAGTCAGTCTGTCTTTCTCCCTGACTCCACGAATCTTCTCTTGCACCCGCCACTCGACAATCTCTCCAAACTCTCCCAGCGCTTCGCGCAAATCTGAAGCTAGGCGCTGTACGTCAGTGTCGAATTTGCACGTGTAAACGTCGAAAGAGATGTATCCGTGCTCTGGATAAGTGTGAAAGGAGCAATGCGAATCGGCAATCAGAAAGACTCCCGAAGCTCCCTGAGGATAGTAGTCCCACTGGGTGTAGTTAAGAATCATCTGTTGGTGCTTCATCAAGAGCTTGGCGATGATGTTCTTCAACTGCCCTGTGTTCGCGACAATGCTCGCAGCACGCATGTCCATCCAGCAGTCTACCATCAAATGCTTTGATTTTGGATCGTAAATTTCCATCGTCACCCCTCGAAATACTTGAAGATGAAAAGCTCCTCAGACGGGTCTTCGTATGTGAGTTTGAAGCCGTCTTCCGCCGCAATGCTGCTAAGAACTTCTCTCCAAGTGTTGTACGACCACCACGTTATGTGAGACGGATCGTTGTAGAACCACTTGTGCTCGATAGAGCAAAATCCGACGACAACACACATCGACGAAACTCGAGTGAACTCTTTCATCGTTTTGTAGATGTCCAAAGTCGTGAGATGCTCAAGAAGATCAAACGAGATTGTGCACTCAAACGCGTCATCTCCTCCGACCATCTCGGAAAGAATGCGCGCATCTCCGAGCTTGATCAACTCTGGGAGCGGACAGCGCTTGACAATCTCTTCGTTGTACTCGACACCTAAGACTGTCTTCCCCAAACTATGGAGAAGGTGTAGCCCTTCAATGCTTTCGCACGGACAAAAAAGAAAGCTCTTCATGTAGTCAAGCTTGCTTTGATGCTCCTCCCAAAACGCTATCTCCGAGCGTCGCAACCCCCCGTATCTTTCATAGTACTTCTTGTCAAAACCAGACATCTTCTCCTCCTAATCTGAGCGGTGCTGAAAGTAGTCTTGCACTTTCTTGAGTGCCCGATCGACACCCAAATGTTTGTACTTCTTGTAGACCCACTCCGTCTCGACCTGACAGTTCCAATAGCATCCGTGACACTGCGCCTTAAAATCGTGCTTCCAGTCTAGGTGTATCCTTCCGAACGGTATCTCTCTGACACTGGCCCACTCGAGAACGTTGTATCGACGAATCTTGTTGCCCCGAAGGTGCAAACAAGGTCGCAGTGTTCCATCCGCGTCAATCACCAAGTTCGTCATTCCCAAACATCTGTAACGATACTCGTCTGGACAGACGTTGGATGCAAACTTGAGCAGATACTCTGAGGTGTTGTGGATGAGGTATCCCTCCCTCTTCATTCTCACGAGCCTCTTCATAACAGCGTTCAACGCGTGCCAGTCAGACATACGAAACGCAAACTTGCGATCGTAGAAGCCGAAGTCATAGTCGTGTGACGGATAAGCGATGTAGGGCGTTATTTCCGACCAACAACCCTCCTTTGATAAGAGCTTGACAAGCATGGTCGCGCCCTTGTAGTTCTCACGATCGAGAGTAAGCGTTGCGTGTAAGTCTTCCACACCCAAACGCTTAGCGACTTCGATCACTCTTAGAGCGTTGCTCGTCTTTCGCGCTCTATCTTGACACCCCATGGGATCGGCTGAGAGACTAAGATTCTTCAACCCGCAAGCCTTAAGCTCGCGGATATACTGTTCGTCAAGCAGCATCCCGTTTGTCACAATAGCATAGCTTAGGTCACCTAAATGCTTGACGAAACGCTTCAATCGCTTCTTCCCCCAAACAGTTACGTCCCCTCCCAGTATGACGATAAACGAGTCGCTGAAGTGTCTCTTCAAAACAGCGATGACCCGATAGACATCCTCCTCGGTAAGCTCATCAAACTGATTGTCTCGAATACGACAGTACTCGCACCTCAGATTGCACCTCCGCGTCGGTAACCAGGTCACAACGGGTGGTTTTGCAAAGACACTCATTGCTCTCCTCCAATCCAAAAGAAGCAATCGTAGGTGTCTCTCACAATTATCTCCTTTACACTTCGTCCAAGCTTCTTGCCCAGCACTTCAATGGAGTCTTCGTGAAACATCTGCACATGTTCGCGGTTGTAAGACATCTCAAGCACATCCCACCTGAAGTCGGGAAACATCGGCACAATCCCGAAGAAGTCTCCATCAAGCGCCTTCCCCAAATGCTCAACAAATGCACTCAGATCAATGATGTGCTCAAGCGTATGTGAACAGATAATCACGTCAAATCTTTCCCCAAACTCAGCCCACGCAAAAAGATTCTCTGAAACATCGATGAGATCGATGCGATGGCTCCGCGCCTCCAGCATATCGTCGTCTGTATAGAAATCGGCGGCGACTAAGTCCCAATTGCGCCGTCTTTCTCGTATCTGACGAAGCGTATGCTGGGACTTGCCCGCACCGATGTCAAGCACCGCAAACTTGGGACGACGTATGACGTTAAGCCGCTTCAACACCATCTCTGTGTTCAATCGATTTAGCCATTTGTACACTTCCAACCGCTCTTCTATCCACTTCGCGTCTTCTCCAAGTCTGTAGTCAACTCTCTCGGGGTTGACGTTCCATACAAGTTCGCAAGAGAAACACTTACGAAACGCCCCTTCGCGCAAACTCCCCCACGAGTCATCTCCACACAACGGGCAAACGTTTCTCAATGCTCCGATTTTCCTTTCATTTCGACCATAGGAAGCACAAAAGTTTTGGGGCGTTCAAACGCCCCCGCCTTAGCCAGCGTGTCAATGATGATCTTGATGTAAGTTATCGCTTCCTCCTTCAAATCTTTGTCTCGAAGAAACTCGCCTTGCGCTGAGACTTCGAGTCCGTGTTTCGAGATTCGCACAACATAGCGATCAGGGAGCTTCAGTACCAACTTGGAATCCTGGAGGCGCTCATTGTGGAGATACGCAAAAATCCACATCTCTTCGCTTGACTTTCGCTCGTGAATAAACAGCCCCCTCCTCTGAGGGAAGTTGCACGTCGCGTGATCGTCGACGTAAAGGTCAGCTTGAGGTTTGTCAAACTTCAGCTCGTGGTACTTCACACCCCAACTCGCCAGCCACTCCTTTGTCACCTTCACTACGCCCTTGTCAGAGCTTCGGCGAGATGTAAAGAGTATGATTTTGTGCCCCGCATTATAGAGCGCATTAACAAGAGCGATGTTCTCTTTGTTTGGAACTCGAGAACGAAACGCTTCGACAGAATGGGTCGGAGGAGCATCACACAGTATTCCGTCAATGTCGACCACGTAGACCATCACCTTCCTCCGATCAAGCGAAGAAACTCCTCTTTGACTTTGTCTTCGAGGAAGTTCCCCTGCATCGCTGAAGTTGTCATGACAGAAGCTTGCTTCTCAACACCTCTAGCCATCATACAAAGATGCTGAGCTTCGATGACAACTCCGACTCCCATGGGGCGCAACGTTTCTGTAATAGCACTTGCTATCTGTTGTGTAAGTCGCTCCTGTATCTGCAGGCGTCTCGCATAGCACTCAACAAGTCTTATCAACTTCGAAATTCCGACAACTTTGTCTTTGGGAAGATAGCCGATATGCACTTTTCCAAAGAAGGGCATCATGTGATGCTCACACGTTGAGAAGAACTCGATGTTCTTCAGCACTATCATCTGATCATAGTGAAGCGTTTCAGAGAACTGAGCTTGAAGTTTGACGATGGCAGAGATGTTGTCGCGATACCCACCGAAGAGCTTGCCCCAGCTCTTAACGACTCTTGTCGGCGTATCCTTCAACCCCTCTCTGTTTGGGTCATCTCCGATGTACTCGATGATTCGTCGTACGCTATCTTCGATTTCTCTCGGAGACTCCCAGGGAAACACAATCCACTTGCCGCGCGCCACCGTTCTGAGGAAGATGTCGGGCTTGATCGCCGCTCCTTCCTTCACGTACAACGCCGCCGTCAAAAAGCCCTTCTCAACATACGGACGAATCGTCTCCCCACTATCAACAATGTCATCCACAATCACAGTGCGAGAAACATCGGGGGACGAATCAAGCGCCTCTAAAGTTCTCACGATTTCTCGAGCAACGAACCACCCTCCGACAGGAATTCCGAACACGGTTCGCAGCCCTCTTCGTGCGACTTCAATTGTCAGCTCGTTCCTTAGCTCATCGCAAAGCATTCCCAGCCCTTTCCACGAAAGAGCTATCTTATCTGCAGTATCTTGTGAAGTTGAAGACTGAGCCTCCATCCTTCCCTCCGTTTCACAATTTCAACGCACCTTCTAATCTCGTCTGGGTCATTGTCTTTCGGCTGAAGGAAAAGATGAAGGCCCTTGTCGGTTGACGCCCTTTCGAACTCCTCCAGCTCGCTATCTGTGTGGTTGTCAAACACCACTTTGACCTCTTTCGCCAATTGAACGTTGTAAGCCGACCCTCTTTTCGGACTGACCGTAACCCAATCGACATAGCACTCCAACCATCGAGGGGAGTTTGTTCCATTAGTTTCGACCGCTATCCACCGCACGCCCCTCTCACGTACGCCGCAAACGAACTGCATCATAAGCTCATCGTCTTGTATCGTCGGCTCCCCTCCGGTCAACACTATGCGCGGAACACAGTACGACGCGACTTTAGTTATCAACGCACCGACTGTGTATTTCTTTCCTGACTTCCAGGCGTATTTCGTGTCACACCAGGAGCAACGAAGATTACATCCAGCGAACCTCACAAACACAACAGGCAACCCCGTCCAAGCTCCCTCTCCTTGTATGGAGTAGAAAACCTCATTTACCTGCAGTTTCTTTGGCTTTGACACGTCGTCTCCTCGGCCAGACAATCTTCTGCTCGTTGTACGTACAACTGGCGTTGCTGCTCTCCCACACAGTGACACTCCAAAGCTTGCAAATTTTCTTTGCCTCAAAAGGAGCTAGAAGCTTTTGCAGCTCCTCGTAAATCCACTTTGAAAGATTCTCTGCAGTCGGATTGAGTCCCTCGGGGAGAATACGATTCAGATATCCGTGGTCAAGTTGTGACGTTACCTTCGTGATGTAGCGTTTGATGTCTCTGAAGTCGAGTACCATGCCGATCTCTCGCGTTTTGTTGGCGACAATAGTCACAGCCACCTTCCATGTATGCCCGTGCAACGCCGCACAAGCTCCATGATAGCCCTCAAGGTGGTGGGCCGCCGCAAAGTCGCTTTCCAAAGTCAATGCAAACATCTTGCCCTCCCTACAGCTCTCGCATCTCTCTGTCCTTACGCTTGTTGACACTGAGTTGCAGAACGCCAGCCACCATCCAAAAGATGAAGGTGGCTCCAATGCCCGCCAGCGGACACCACCAACGAAGCCCCAAGAGCCACCACAACACCTTGATCGTCGCCAGCAAGCCGAACAGTGTACCGACAAGCGCAACCAAAGCAGGAGTTGATTCACCGACTCTCATTCCGTCACTTCCTGTATCGTGTAGAGTATCTCGGGGTGTCGCTCCTGAAGTCCCTTGACCAGAGACGCCACCTCGTCTGAGACAGAAGGCCAGAGGCCAGCCGGAATGCGAATCGTCACTTCGACATTCTGTATGAGTCGCTCCCCTTCCGCCTCTTCTCCCCCTTCTGCCATCTCTTCGCTCGCAGGAGGTTCGACATCAATCTGTGCCCAGTTTCGACGCTCCTCCAACTCGTCAGGAGTGAAAAGAGTGTCGAGATCAACTTCCTCCATCTCTTCCAGAGACTTGGCAAGTTGGTATCTCGCCAATTCGTCATACCCGTTGAACTCCGGGATACGATTCGATGCCAGCGAGTACCACTTCGCCTGCGCCTCCGTCAAATCGCTTCTGTCGATAACAGGCACTTCCGGAAGATTCAGCTTCTGTGCCGCCTTCCATCGAGCGGCCCCGGCAAGAATCACTCCGTCGCGCCAAACAACAATCGGGTCGATGAACCCAACCTTGGTTATCGACTCACACAGAGCGTCTATGCCCCTCTCTGTGTGGATGCGGCAATTCCAATCAGGCTCCTTGAGTGAGTCGACAGGAACAACCGCTCTCGATGACGCTGCCTCAACCATTTCAACCTCCAATTCAAAAATATGTTATCACGAGTCGGATACGCGCCCGACAACCGTGACAACGACGTTTCAAAATCATTCCGTCAAAATTATCCGCTCAGGTCTCCTCACCAACATCTGGGGTGTGATTATACGGGGAGTGACGGCGTTCATCATCTTCTCAACCTCTTGCTCGAACAGCTTCTTGTCTCTGTGCGTTTGGAAGTACGACACCTCATCAGGAGGAGACCTCAGACAGTCAAAAATGACAGCGTTCAGCGTCGCAATCTGTATTTTGAGAGTTGCGTGAGCTTGTTTTGTCAGTCTTCTTTCTCTTGCCAGTCTAGCGTGCCCTTCCTGCAAGACATCTCGATACATGATCGTCCGGCCAAGAATGAATCGAAGACGATCTTCCAACAGCCTCGCCTTAGCCGCTTGGGACTTAGGACGAGGTACACCTCCCAAGCGCTTATGCTTTTTACCCATAACACCTCCTAAAGAAAGTCTGGCTCGTCGTCGGCAAGAAAGTCGTCTTCGTCGTCCAGCTCTCCCGACATTATCGCCTTCATAATCTGCATCTCTTCCGTCTCAATTCGCTTGGGACGACTCCGCTTCGTTCCTCCCAACAACCACTCCTTCGTTTCACGCTCAAGCTTCTCCTCCAACGTCTCGGTGTCTGCGAACTCTCCTAACTGAGGGAGGTCTGCGACCCCAAGATCGAACTGCTTAGTGGCAGCGAAAACGGCGCAAGCAAGAGCGTCGCTCACATCCTTCGACCCTCCAGGAGGGTGATCAATCTTCCCTGTCCTCAAATCTCTCTGGAGCGTCCTAAGCTCCTCCATCAAAGGTTTATAAGGATAACATTTCAGACGCCCCTCGTAAATACACTCTTTGAGCACCAGGTAAGGGTCCGGCGAACGATCAGCCGACTGGTGTCCGACTACCTCCTGTCCGAAACGCTTACGGAGAAGTTGTTGCGACTCCCTCGAACCGTACAAGTCGTATGTGATAGAAGAAAAGCGTACTCCGCAAACGTCTCTAAACCGATGGAGTATCTCCCTGATGTACTCAAACTCGATCTCACCCTCAGAAGGAGGGTTGATTCGCAGCACCAGGTCGACAAACACGATAGGGACAACCTCCATCGTCGCTTCGTAGTCGTCTTCCTCGGAGCTGGAGACGAACTCTGACTCGTGTCTATGGTGTCCACGTCTGTGATATTTGCGAGGCACCTCTTTGACCTGCCCAACGTGCACGATCGCCACTCCCGTTGAGTCTCCTGTTGACGAAAGGTCAATGTGTGCACACCTCAAAGCCCCTGGGTGAAGCTTCATTCTCGGAATGTCGAAAGATTTCCCTTCTGGAGGCTTCTTGATGAGACGATCAAGAATGACAGCATCCAACAGTCTGTCGTACGGAATGCCCTCGGGCCAATTGTCAGAAAGAGGAGAAGGAATTTGAGACGTGAACATCGCCACGATTCTTGAGTCGTCGGGGATGAAACGATTCAACGATCTAACGTTCTTCCCCAAAATGTCTCGAATTGCCCCCTCCATATCAACCTCGAAGTCGCGCTTGTACTCAATCGGGATGGCACAGACCTCTCCACGCTTCTTGTAATTCTCCACCTCTTCAGAGGGAATTTCTTTCGGAGGCGTATGCTGATCACCTATAAAAAGGTAGAATTTCCGACCGCTGTATCGTGACTCAGGTTTCGTCTCCCACTCAGAATGCTCGAAAACGACAGTCTCCCTTCCGTCGGCATGTTTGGAGAGTCGCTCCAGAAAGTCGTCAGGATGTTTGGCTGAAGAATTGAGAATCAACATCCCTGGGACGCGTCCCAAGTTCTGATAACGGGACTTCATCCTCCTCCAGATGCTGTCATGCAGCTTCTTTGCCTGATCCCACTCACGTTCGGCGGGGTTTGTGATCTTCGAACTCCCCTTGACAACCTGAAAGAAGTTTGCCTCCTCAATAACGCCTCCGAAGAGGTTCTCCCCAAGAGGAGCCAGTTCGGAAGAAGACCCCGGCACAATGCTGACCATCTTCTGCGGAAAGTCGATGATGGACTGGATGTACTTGTTCCTCGGAAAGTCCTTCTGGAAATAAGGACTCTCGTCGATCATATCTTTAATCAATTTGAAGAGGACACGTTGGGCGTGCTGGGCTGAAACAGAGAGATTCATGAAACTGATCTGAGTCATCGGGGCCAGCCCGAAGTAGGCTTGGGGAGACTTCAAGCAGCTCAGCTCGTAAGCCATGTAAGAAATCAACAACGCAGAAAGCCACGTCTTGCCCCAACCGATAGAGCCTTTAAGGATGACCCTCATCGGACGGGGATCGACCAGTACTACACGGTAGAAGTTGTCTTTGACCCCAGGATAGGTGCGCTGCCCTACAGCTCCAAAATAGTAGGGGTCGTTCAGCCACCGTACAGGATCGACAGGTTCACGCTCATACTTATTCTCGAACCACTCTTCGTACAACTCTCGGATGCTGAGGCCGCACTTAGCTGCTACTTCATGCAAATAGCGCTCCGCCTCTATCCCGAACTCTTCCATCGAAGGCGGCGACGATAGGCGCTTCTCACGACCCACTGTACACACCTCCCGATAAGACGCCCAACCCTCCCATGAAAGAAGGACAACTTCCACTTCCCTTCCCTACAGTAACAACAACAGCAGTAGGAAGACCGTTCTTTGCCCTCTGTAGGGCTTCATGAACAGCCTCTGCTACTGAAGAACAAATGTTTGAAATCTGAAATATTTGTGTAGTCTTCCCAGTAGAAGCAGCACGGACTCCGTACAACGAAGCAGTCAGAAAAAGCAGACACGCACGAAAAAATCGACACGCGCGAAAAAATCGACACGACGTGATGAGGGAATAACTAGACGCCCTTAACTCGTTACGCAGATGTTTTTTATGCGAATCGACACCATAACGCTCATGAGAACTCTGCTCTAGTATGACAGAGTTGCCCTTCGCTACATGTGCTCTCACTACTCTCATGTGAGTAGACGTTAAAAGCCACCCAAGAACACCCTCGTACAACGTCAAGCATACTGTCAGAAGTCTCTCAGAAGACTCCCGTACGTAATGCCGGAGACACCTCATCTGCCTTCCCAATAGAGTGTCCATACCTATATCCTTACCTATATCCATACTACAGCCCACCGTACAACGCAGTAAGTGCCTCCTTCCGACAATACGCTCTATAAGACTATGGTCGTTCTCGACGCTCGCGTGTAGCGTGCTCGCTCGTTTCAGCGTGCTCATCTGGCAGGCCCGACGAAAACGAAGACGTGATATACGGCGTACAACGTAACTCGCGTATATACGTCTAATATATACACGTGTTATTCTCGCTACTTCCAACACCAGAAACAACGCAAGAGTCTTCACGAGAGTCTTCACAAAGTCGTGCAGTGAGCACACACGTCCCTGCGCACGTGTATAGCGAGAACTTGTGCCCTCACTCCTCTCGCGAGTAACGAGAGCGCTCGCTTCTCTCGAGAGCATAGCGAGTTCTCGTGTATAGCGAGAACATGGGAGTATAGCGAGGTCGTACGGGTTTAGCGAGAACTTGTGAGTGTAGCGAGAACTTGTGTGTGTAGCGAGAACATGCGAGAAAAGCGAGAACTTGTGAGCATTGTGACAACGTGCGTTGTCTCTACATACGTGTGTAGCGAGAACATGCGAGAAAAGCGAGAACTTGTGAGCATTGTGACAACGCACGTTGTCTCTACATACGTGTGTAGCGAGAACATGCGAGAAAAGCGAGAACTTGTGAGCATTGTGACAACGCACGTTGTCACAATGCTCACAAGTAGCGAGATCAAGCGATTTTAGCGAGTCCATACGACTCTCACTACTCTCACGAGTAACGAGCGCACTCGCATCTCTCACGTGTGTCATAGCGAGAACTTGTGCCCTCGCTACACTCACGTGTATAGCGTGCTCGAGAGCATAGCGAGAGCACTCACTCTCACTCCACCCTTGTGTGACATAGCGATCACACAAGTCCTCGCTCCTCTCGTGTGTAGCGAGAACATGAGAGTTTAGCGAGGTCATGCGTGTTTGGTGACAACGCTCGGTGTCACTCCTCTCGTACGTAGCGAGAGCAAGCGAGTTCGGTGTCTCCTGAAGTAGTGGCGACACCGAACTCGTGAGCGGAGCGAGAACATGCGTGTACAGCGAAAGCCCATGTAGAATACGGCCCCAAATCGCTGCTTCATACGCGCTCACTCCACTCACGAGTGCCAAAGCGAGATCACGTGGCGCTCGCAACCCTCGTGAGTAGCGTGCGCTGGCGCTTCTCTCGCTAAAATCGCTTGATCTTGCTACATGTGCGTGTAGCGCGTGCTCTCGTGTATGATGAGCGCACACGGCTCGCACAAGTGACATAGCGACAACGAGCGTTGCTTCTGAGTGGAGCGCTCTCGCGTGTAGCGAGAGCACGCGATACTTGTGCGTGTTGCGAGCACATGTGCGTGTAGCGAGCACTCTTGCTGCTCTTGTGTGACATAGCGAGATCGCTCGGTGCACACACGCGTCGTATAGCGAGATCACTCGTTGCTCTCGACACTTGTGTGTCAAAGCGTCAACATGCGACTGAGAGCGTCTCCACAAGTTGCTCTCAGGCCCGATCTTAGCGAGTCCATTCATCATGTCCGACTCACGTGTGTCATTGCGTGCACACATGTCACGCTTGTGTGTCAAAGCGTCAACGTGCGTTTGTAGCGACAACGAGCGCTGCCTCGTGAGTCGTGTAGCGAGGGCACTCGCATCTCTCACGTGTCGTATAGCGAGATCACTCGTTGCTCTCAGCACTTGTGAGTGATTGCGACAACGCACGTTGCCCACAAGCGCCATCTTAGCGAGTCCATTCATCATTCTCGGCTCACGTGTGTCATTGCGTGCTCGCTCGTCATGTTGTGTAACTCAGCGCTCACATGCGCGTGTGACGAGAGCGCACGAAGCGATCGACTAACTCAGCGCTCACGCACGTCGTGCTGGGCAACTCAGCGCGCTCGCGGGCTGCGTTGAGTAACTCAGCGCTCACATGCGCAGCAGCATATGCGTGATAGCGACGGCGCACGGAGACTTTTGTGAGAGACGGGCACGTCAACACAAGGGCGTCGCGTACAGCCACGAGGGTCTTCACGCTCTCTGTCACAGAAGTCTCCACGCACAACTTGCGCGCTCACCACTCACAAGGGCGTCGCGAACTCTCACTAGGGTCTCCACGCTCTCTATCACAGGAGCATCGTGCGCAATTTCGTGCGCAAAATGCGTCGTCGTACGTCGCGCAGATGACGTGCCCTTTTGTCGTCGGTGTCGACGTGCCTTGACTGACATGGCTCGACAAACATTGTCGAGTGCGTTTGCGTGCAGATAAACGTCCCCGTTTCTCACACGATTCTCACGCGATTCCTCCCTCTTTTTCTCGCACAATTTCTCACGCTTTTTCTCACGCGTTTTTCTGCGCTTTTCCTCACACAATTTCTCGCGCAATCCTGCTCGTGATTTTCGCACGTTTTCTCTCCCATTTTTCACGCGTTTTTCATCGCCCTATTTCTCGTGCTTTTCACCCGATCATTTCCGCGCATTTTCTCCCCCTTTTTCCTCGACAATTTCCGCTGGGATTGCCTTCGCTTCTAACTCCTCTAAAGCACGCTTGTGAAGAAACTCGAATACCTTGTCCACTTTTCGTCTGTCTTTCTCCTCTAAAACACGCTCCATTATCGACGGAAGAAACTGCGGCTGCTGTTGCAAAACCTGTGTGAGGTAGATATCAAGGTCTATCATCGTTTTCGCCTCTGTGAGTGATCGAACCCTTATCTTGCCGTCCTTAACATCCTTCGCTACCTGCGAGAGAGCGTACCTCACCATTTTCCTGTAGAGCTTAACCATCTCGGTTAGACCCTTGGCTTGCTCCCGCATCTCCTCCTCTCTGGCTGACCGTTCCTCTATCTCCTTCCGCTTAACCCACTCCTGCCAGTTCTCCTTCAGAGACCATCTCTTTATCTTCGTATAGAAGGAGTTGAACTTAGACTCATATAGAGGCGTGCCTGGAGTAACATCTGGGTGCTCCTGAAGAAACCGAAGTTGGGCTACCTTTTTAAGCGTCCTTCCCTCCCCAAGATAGTAATAGAGCTCGAAAGTATCGGAGTGCTTTGGGTAATCCATCGTTCTCTCCACCCGTCGTACTCAACATAGACTTTCTGCTTCGCTTTGTCAAGCTCTTTCGTAACATTTGCGCCTTAGAGCGCCTTGGAGCGAAAGAAAGCGTAAGGGGAAGGGAAAGTATTGGGTAACAGCTGAAAGAGCGTTCTCCGGCAAGCTGAGGGCGGAGAAGTAACATTTCTCAAAGAGTCTGTAACCGTTTTAGCGATATGAAGAGTACCAGAGCTGTGTGACAGCATTGAGAACGGAGTTGGCGATGAATCTCCAAAGCCCTCCCCGGTGCTGGCGGCGGAGATACTCGGCAAGTCGCCCAAACACCTCCTCTTTGGCCTTCACCTCGAAGACGTAAACGTCTTCCTTCAAAACACGGTCGTGGCTGTATTTCACAAGTCGTGCGGTGATTGTCTCATAGATCGGCGTTTCGGGTTCGAAGATTGATCGAACCTGAATAGGGCGAGCCAGAGCAGCGGTGTAGATGACGCGTTCGTGACTCTCTTCTGCTGACTGTCTTTCCGTCTTGAGGGGCGTCTTCTTCACTTGCTGTTCCAAGCTTTTCCGCTGGAGTTCGGCGACCTCGGTGACGCCTTCGACTGAACTGCGTTTACGCCTCTTGCTCACTCTCCCTCCTCGACTTGTCCGAACTGCTCCATCAACGTTCTGGTACGATCGACCTCGGTGGTCAATCGCCTCAACGCCGCCGCGAAAGCGACGGCATTGTCACTCCGAATTGTCGGCCCCTGACTTGACGGTGCTCGAGTTGCGATCCCTCCTTCAGGTTCGATGATGTGTATTGTGACATCTGGATGTCTGGGAATCTCCTCCCCTTCAGGAACTTCGGGCCAATCCGGATGCCAAAACAGACACCTGAAGGCGAACTGACGCTCATCCCACGAGACACCGACTGCCTTGGCTCCCTCAGGAAGGCCCTCGACAATCACATGGCGCTCTCCACTCTGACAGAATGCGGCGATGCAGACGGGTGATAACAAAACGTACTTGAACCCACGACGCCTCTCGGGTCCGCTCACCTGACTGCTCTTCAGCCATGACGTAAAAAGCTGTTCTCTCTCTTTTCGTACAACGTCAGTCAGCTTTTCACAGGGAGTACGATGCTTCTTCATCACAAGTGGTCAGAAAGCTGCTTGTCACCGACCAAAAAGTCCACCACGTCTGAAGGGCTGTGTGCGAGAACCCAATCAAGCCCCAAACGTACGAGATCGGAGACCTTCACCTCTCCGTCAACCTCAGCCGTTGCTTTTCGAGCGAACTCTTGCAAACTCTCCTTGAAAGCGTCAGAAGCCCTGATTGTTATCGTACGCTTCAATACAACTTCTTCTTCTCCTTCACTCATGTCTCCTCCTTAAAAGAAAAGTGAGAGCGGATGTGGAGTAACGGCACCCTCTTGCCTGAACTTCTCGTCGATTGCTCAACGAAAGGAGGCGGACACTCCTTGCCCGGGTTTTGGAGCGCCTCTTGTGCCGCTTGGGATTTCACACATCCGCTCTTCATATCATCAAACTCACCTCGAAGCTCCGAGAACGAAGCTCTTCTCTGAGCGTCGCCAGAAAGGCCCTCCGGGGCTTCGGCGAGTATCGTCCATAGTATGCACTATAGTACGACACTAAGTCCAGAAATTTCTCCCAATCTTTGAACTCGGCGAGATCGTTGACCAAGTCAATCGCTTTTTGTTCCGTCACCTTAAGGGACATTGTGCCTCTCATTTGTCTAAACGCTCCAAGTCTCTCGTAATGCGTTTCGCAATTCTGATCGCCTTCTCTGCCGGAATGACGTTGTACTCCGTAGCCTTCAGCACCCTGTCAATACCCCGTACTTTGATCAGCGGAACCCTTTCTCCACTGTCGCTTGTTCCGATAGCCACAACCTTGCCCCACCCAAGACAACAAGCTCGCTTATCGTCCCAAACTTGGACCTTCTCTCCCAGTTTAAGTTTGCTCATTTGCACCTCCAACACTCTTCTGCTTACGATGACGAAGCAGATTCTCCAGAACGCCCTCAAGCGTCACTTTCTCCATGTGCGTCAATGCCCAAACTAGCTCCAAAGGAGTTGTCACTACCCCAAAATGCTCCTTGAGACTTTGCTGCAGACTCTGAAGCGCACTAGCCAGACGTATCACGCTTCTCCTCCTATAATTTGCTCCAAGCCCGGCGTTACGCATCCGTTGCGCCAGAGTCTGCACCGAAATCCCAAGTTGCTTCGCAACCCTCTTCTTGTCGTAGTGTCTTGTTTGAAGCAGCATCAAAAGATGTGCTCTCTTCGCCATTCGCTCTGCTTTCTGATAGGCGCCCTTCCCTCTTCGAACGAAGTCTATCAACCCAAGCTCTTCCGTCAATTGTCGTACACGCTCCCTAGACAACTTCAACTTCTGCCCCGCTTTACTGTAGTTGAAAAGCGAAGAAGACAGAACTTTCCGAAGCATCTCCCTCCTTGTACGACGAATCACCTCTGAACGTGTGCCATAAAGCTGACGAAGCACTACATCTCGATGTACGAAGATACGAAGTGTGTCATATGACACACCAATCCTCTCTGCAATCCCATGAAGTGTGCTGCTTGACTTCACCAACTCTTGGGCAATCAAATCCCAATGTCGTTCACACTTCACCATTGCCCTTGCTCGTCTCATACTTGTCTTACGTTCTCTCGCTCTATACGCGTGAGCCGCCTCTTGATTCTGCCAAATCCAGTAATACAACGAGTTGATTGACGCTCCTGGACTCCCAAAACGTCGTACAATCTTTTCCAGAGTTACGCCCTCTTTCAAAGCCCGTACGACAGCCTCACGATGACGATCGTACGCAAGACTGCTAGTTCGTCTTCTCCCCACTCTCCTCCTCCTCCTTCAAACCAGACAAATCACACGATTTAGACCATAACTCTTTGTGCAACTTAGTCATACGCTTCTTCTCACTCGAAAGAAGGTAGCCCGTCGAAAAGAGATACTTCTGCTGAAGGGCAATAAGCTCCATAAACATCTCCTCAAGTTGTGACAGCTCACTCCCCTTCGAAAAGCCACCCAAGACATCTCTCCAAACAGCTAGACGAAATGAGTCCCAATGTCGACAAACATCAAGTGAAGAAGGCAGCCTGAAGGTCGAATACGGCGCAACGAATCCGCCAAGATACATCGGTTCAAGTCGTTTGAATCCATGCGGATTCGTTATCGGACTCAAAAGATGCTTCAGAAACAACGACCAGTTCTTCCACATCCCGGCCAACGCCTTCGCTTTGAGCCAAGTGCGCAGAGGCTCTTCATCCCCTTCAAGCACAGCTATTTGGACCGCCTTAGCCATCCCAGTCATAATCTCTCCAACACGAAACAGCTCGACCAACAACGGTCGTCCTTTCGCTTCACCTACCATCCACAACACAGCCCAGAGCTTGCTATTCCCAACAAATTTAGTAAACTGGGCCTTGTCATCGACAACAACTCCCAACCGCCAACTCACCGGAATAAGCTCCCCAGAGGAAGTTCGCAGTGGACGCTTGTGCTGTGACAGTTGATCGAAGAGCAGCTCACAAACCATCCTTGGATCACCAAGACTCGCAAGCCACATATAGAATTCTGCTCCTATCTGCCTTCCATCTCGAATTCCGAACTGTCGTTTGACTCCCTCTACTATACAGCTCTCATCTATCTCCTGCAAAGCCACTGCGTCCTCACCTTCAGCTTCGTACATCAACCTCCAATGTCGTTCACTGTTCGCCAAGACTTTCACCTCTCTCATTGAAGAGCGCGCAAGCAGGAGAAACAACTGAGAGCTTTTGGTTGGTGTACTCACATGTCAACACGCCGTCCCTTCCACTCACAGGAGTTGCATGACTGCACTCTCGACAAAACTTCCCTGGAGTCACCGTCCCCAACTTTAGACTCTTCGCAACAGGAGCAACCAACTCTCTTGAGTCGAACTCAACCTTTGACACCTTTTCGTCGATCTCCTGTTTGAGAGCTGTTCTTTGTGAAGAAGACAACGTTGTACTGATGACCACCTTGATAGGAAGTGTATACGCTCCAAACTCAGCTTGTCCATCAATGCGAGCAAGGGCTTCTCCCCCTGTATTGAGAACCAACGACACAAACCACTCTCCGCACTTTCGCAAGTCTGCACAAGTCTTCTCGTCAATATCGCTCCAGAAGACCTCTCCATCTCCATGCGTATGCCACCAAAACTTGAGCAACAACCCCTCATCATGACTTTTCTCATTCATCAAAGTCGCCTGGAGAGCAGCAACCTGCTCCGACTCAAGCTCCACATCAGCCAACCCAGCTTTTTGCTCCAGCAGATAGAGCCTCTCAACACAAAGTCTTCCCTCTTCTGCTATCCTCAACTCACCCAAGCCGCTCACTTCATATGGAGCAACGTCCCTTGCGATAAAGAGCAGCTCATCCCACTGCTCTCTCGAAAGAACCAACCTCAATTTAGGCCCTTCGTAAGCGGCTGACACCTTCCCTCTTCCGTCTAACTCTTCCATTGTTCCTCCTCAGTCATTTTTTCTTTCTCTTCCATAGGTGACATGCGGCGGCTCCAGCATATATGTCTCCAGGCTCAAGCGTCTCACCACGTGCCATCGCTTCATGAAATAACGTCCCCATTCTTTCGCAATGCGGCTTCTCTCGTTCATTGAAGTATCTGCACGTTCCACATGTTTCTCTTTCCCACTTCTTGGATTTTTCGGACTTTACTTTTTTCTTCGCTTCACCCTTCACATCATCGCTCTGCAGCTTCTTTGTCAACGTTTCAACAACCTTCTGCTGTTCAGAGCGAGTTTTGAACTCTCCGACTTTGCTCTCTCTAGGAAGAAACTGCGAACAAGCGGGGGCTGTAGGACGACGATGAGTATCTCGAACAGACTCTGAGTTGGTGCACAACCCTGTTAAGCTCCTACCAGTACTGTAATAAAAACACTCTTGACAACGATTCCTCCACCACTCCGATTCGCCTCTCCACTCTCGCAGCGCCCAACGCCTTCTTGGTTCTTCGTCGACTTCTCTCGGAGACAATTGAAGCTTTCGTACCATCTTACGCAACTGCTCCTGACGCCTTTCGCTTAACTCGGATGAGAAAGAGAGCTTCAAGTTGTCGACCTTCAACCTTCCGTATCCTTCATCGACATCAAGACGCAACTTATATTCTTGAGATGTGTTCAACACCAACGAAAGAAACCAACCTCCACTACTGACCAACGCTCTTATTGTCGACTCGTCCGTCCCAGACCAAAATGCGCCCATCCTTCCGTGCGAATGCCACCAAAACTTCAACTCCTCCGACTCATCGTGTTCGTGGATATACTTCGCTATTGCTTCACCATCCAGTGTTGAATGAGTAGTCGAGCACCGCTGAGGGAACAAAAGCCAGTCGTAGACAACCAGTTTGTGATCATCCTCAACACGTACCTTCCCCAGTCCACTCAACTCGTCGGGCAACACCTCCTTTGACAAAAACAGAATTTCTTCCCATATCCGATTCGACATGCTCACTTCTACTTCAAACTCAACGTCGAGCAACAAATCCTTCCCGTCTTTTCTCATTCATCAACCTCCTGTCACAGACTCTATCGTTGGAGTATGCATTGACGCTACAAATGTCATCTGCTCTCCCGACTTTAAGTATCCTCGCACAGCCCTCACCACCAAAGCCGCTACCAAAAAAGCCACGTCGATGATTGCTCTTGCTGTACAAGGCAACTCTGCTGCATCCTTATCTTCAAACAAAGTCGTCTCATATGCTGTGATTCCATCTACATCACAAGGGTTGAAAGCGATGACCTTTACGTTCTCACCCCCTATTCGACCGTCGACAAAAAGACGAACAGCTGGATTCAACCGCGCCTTCTCCCAAATCTTCTTTCTCACTTCCATCTTGTCCACGGCAGCGATGACTACCCCTTCGAGTTCCGACCCCTCCCAGTACTTCTCAATCGGACTTATCTTCGCCTCTCCCATCCCTAAGAGAATGTCGGCAAGGGCAACCGCCTTATTGCTTCCAATGTCTTCAATCCTGAAGAGCTGATTTGGGGTGTTGTGCTCTTCAACTTTGTCTCCGTCCCAAAGCTCCAATCGCTCCACCCCGAGTTTCACCAAGCCCAAAGTCGTCCAGCTTCCAATTCCGCCGCAACCAATCACCGTCACCTTCACTCCCTTTAGCTTGGCGGGCTCTAAGAAATCCATCTGACGCCAATATCTCGTCTCCATCACGCACCTCCAACTTCAGGAGACGGAAGCTCCTCACCCGTCCAATTTTTCCACAGCACATTCAACCTTGTGAAGCAATCACCGTAGTTGTATGAGTTCAAAAAGTTCCAGATCAACTGCACCAACATCAAGAAATTCCACTCCTTCAACAGCTTAAGGGCCGCACCTCTGATGTTACCCCAACAAATGCTCTGACCAGCCGTAGGCTTGCCGCTAACGTGCGGATGTTGGTAAGAACTTCTCTTCCCGTAGCGCAAATTCTCCAAAGCTATTTGAGCATCTCCTCTAAACAGCTTCAAAATGATACGAAACTCTCCAATTTCTACCATACGTTGCTCTACCTTCCTAACCCCCCGGTTCTGCACTTCGTAACGATAACACAACTTTGCTGGAACCGTATCTACCACCAGACCGCCATCCAAGAAGCGAATAGCTCTCACAAACTTCAGCGCTGCTATCTCTTGCAACTGCTGTTGTGCCACCTCAGAAATCTTCGCTCTAGACTGTGAAGCAGCCTTAATAGCATTGACAGCACTCTCTAACGTAGCCTCTGCTTCCAACACCGCTCTCATCGCCTGCTCAGAGACAGTAGCATCAACGTTGCTTCGATGAAACAACCGCACCCGTGCAAGAATCGCTTGCTGTACTGTTTCCCTTGTATGTGTAGTGCCAAAAGCCCTCATACGCTGCACAATCTCCTCAAGTCTAGCGCCCATCTCTTCGTCAGGATTCACCAACCGCTGCTCCAAAGCCCGAAGGTGTTCCGTGAAAAACTGAGACGCCTTGACTTGTGCGACAGTCTCAACAAACTCTTGAAACTTAGTGTTCAGCGTATTTCTTCCCTGCACGATCGCTCTTCTAAGCTCGTCAAATCTCCGCTCTAACCCGGTAGCCAGCATCTGAGCAAACGCCTCCTCATCCCGTCGTGTCATCTTCTTCAACACTTGCTCCCGATGCTCCATCAGGTTGAACGCCTGTACTTCCAACTCCTCAACATCCTTCAGTTGGGCGGCTCGTCCTCCTCTTCTAACTTGAGAGACCTGTTGCTCCTCATCCGTTTGTGATTGCGACTGAGTTCTGTCCAACGCTCCTTCAGGAATCGAAATGGTTGCTACTTCTCCCTCTTCCACTCTAGTTGATCCGTATCCTGCTTGATTCAACGCTTCCAATACCTGCTCTCGATACTCCTCAGGACACTCAAGAACATTAACGCGATACACAACGGGCAAGCCTGAGAGGTTGACTCTTGTAATATCCCCCGAAAAAGGGATTCTTACCCATTGAGCATCCTGCTCTGCAGGTTGGCCAGAGCTTTGTCTAGCCGTTGGAGGTCGTTGACTCATTTGCTCCAGCGATCAGCTTCCAGCAGCTATCCTCGGCACTGACACAACAGCGTCTCCAGGGTACACCATCATGTCTTCAGTTACCCTCTGACCGTTGACGAAATACTCCATGTTGGAGCGAAGCGATCCCTCCTCGATCAGCTGTCGAATGCTCCGACTTTCCTCATTTGGAGGAAGACTGATCTGCTTGGGTCGTCGACCCAACTCCGCAACCTTGATAGGCCGTCTTGCTGGAGTTGCTTCGTTAACAACCTCAGGTTCTCTTCTTTCGTCCGTCATTTGACTCCTCCTTTCTTTCCATTATTTTTATTATAATTCTGCAAAATCCTTCGAAAACTGTTGCTGCAAATCACGCAAAATCTTGTCTACGTCCTGAGCTAGCTGCTCCTCGTCTGGCGATCGCATCGGCTCCTCCTCAACACCCAACAACCCCAAAGCAATCTTGATTCCTTGAGCCAACGCTCCTGATAGCATTCTAAGCTCTTGTCCATTGTCACTATCTTGAAACATACTGTTGATTCGCTCGTAGACAAGGCGCATATACTGCATCTTCTGCACTCGTTTGAGCAAATCAGTGTTAGCGTCTTCTAACTTGTCAAGTATGTTCATCGTTTCCACCTCCTTCTTCTGCGAAGTTTAGGACGAAGCTTTGTCTGAAGCTCCTCTTCAACCATCTGCACCAGACGATCCCACTTCATCTCCGTCATACTCGCCAACTTAAAGCGAATCACATCTCTAATCCGCCAAAGTGCGTCACTGTAGCTGATCTTGTTGCTTCTCACTCCTGTCACAAGACGTATAGCCTCTTGCACAACAGGATTCGCAAAACATCTTCCGTAGCGCATATCACAAAAAGCCTGCTCCTCAGGAGGAACTGCTCCAGATAGATGCACCAAACAAGTGTCGCACATCTCACCCTTCACAATCTGCAAAGTGCAAAATGCGTTGAACTCAACGCTCATAAGCGCTTCCTCCAACAACCGCCACTCCCGATAAGTGAGCGTACGACGATTAAAGAGAAGCATCGACAAAATTCCAAACTTCTCTGCTTCATAGAATAACGCCACCTCTGGAAAGGGATATTTCATCAACATTTTTATCATTCTCCGTGGAAACTCTACTCTCCAGCTCCCTGTTATCGGAGCGACATTGCCTCGAAACCTGTACCAAGAGTGCAACAGCGCCTTCTCCTCACTACTCATCTCTTTTTTCCCTTCCATTATTTTTATTATAATTCTGCAGAATCCTTCGGAAAGAATGTCGTCTCACTTCCCTTTGGCCTTCTCACGCTCGAATCGCCTCAACTTGCGCTGTAGACTGTCGATTTTCGTTTGCTTCTCCCTCACACTGTTTGAGAGCTTCTTTATCTGAGTCATCAATTCTGCCCTTTCCTTCCTCAAACGAGAAAGCTCTCCCCTATGAAACACCCTTTCAAAAATGCTCACTAGTCATCCTCCTTTCAGACAACTCTACTTACTCCTCCCGATTTTCTGACGCGTATCACATTGTCAAAGAAGTCTCCCATCTCTGACATATGAGAGATGACATAGACAGCCTTCTCTCTTGCGAACTCCTGGAGGAGCGTTACAAGTCTCTCTACTCCCGCCTTGTCCAACGCCTCAAACACCTCATCCAAAATAAGTAGATTCACCTGCGTGTGAGAACGTCTGCTTATCAAATCGTGCAGCGCCAACAACACAACTACATCCGCTCGGCGCTTCTCGCCTCCAGAACAACCTACGTAAGAGTCGGAGGCACTTTGTTCTCGCACAACAACCGAGAGCTTATCGCGTATCTGACCAGCTTTAGTTTCGCTCGTGCTGCGAAATTCTACACTTATCTTTCCATCTGTCAAAAGATTGCTGTATCGAACTGCGGATTCATTCAACATCGGTACAACACTGTCGAGAAGCATCGATTTGATGCCCCTGTTTCCAAAGCCCTCAACCCAAAAGTTGAGATGCGTAAGACGCTCACCGATGCTCTCTAACTCAACCTGCGCCTCTTTCAACTCCTTCACCAATTTGCGCTTCTCCTTAGTGCGCTCCCTCATACGATTGCGCAACTCCCTCAACACTCTACGATTCGCCTCAAGAGACGCTTCAGTCGCCTTCAAAGCACCTTGCTCCGCCAATTGAGCCTCAAACTCACCAACAATGCGCCTCACTTCAACAACCTCAGATGACAACTTTTGCTCCTCTCTTTTGAGACTGCTTGTAGCCTCAACAGACTGCTTCAAAAGCTCTTCCAACGACGCCTTCTTCTCTTCAAGCAGTCGTATAACACCAGCAATTCCGCTCTCTGTCACCTTCTGTCCACAAGTAGGGCAGACACCTCCAACCCTCTTGCACTTCGCTTCTAAATCGCTCCCAACACTCCGAAGTTCGCGCTCAGTCTGCCGCACTTTCATATCCTCTCGTTGTAGAGTGTCAGATGCCTTACGCCACTCATCCTCAAGCTTGTTTCGACGTTCTCGCATCTCCTCAAGACGCTGAAGGTCGATCGCCTTCTTCGACTCTTCGGCGACCCGCTCCGCCAACTCTTGAGTCTCAACTTCCAGTTTTCTCAACTGACTTTCTTCGTCAGCGATGACTTTCATCAGCAACGAACGCCTCTCCTCAAGTCTCACTTTGTCTCGCTCCAACTTCGCTGCTTCCGCCTGCACGTCTGACACAGCCACTCTCACATTCTGTCTTGACTCCTCCAACCATTCCAATTGCAAGATGTCATCAAGAACCGCTTTCTTCTCACTATCTCCCACCTGTGTGAAACGATAAGGAAGCCCTTGCGGAAAGTAGACGCTATTTGTGAAGACTTGAAACGTCATGCCCAAAATGTCTCGAATTTTCGCATCTGTAGCCTGCATAGTTGGCATCGTGATGTTATGACTTCCTCTTTTGAAGCTAACGCCTGCGGGAAATCTTGAACGACACACAGAAAACGGAGTTTCATCCACGCTAAAAGTCACCTCGACAAAGCAGCGTGGAGAATCTTCGTCTCCTTCAAGAAGAGAGTCACGACGTACAACATCATCGGCTGCCACGCCTCGAATCGTACGACCGTACAGTGCCCAACACAACGCCTCCCAAATTGCGCTTTTTCCCGCCCCATTAGAGTCTGCCACACTTCCCTCAACCTCTCCGACAACGTAAAACAAGCCAGACTGCGGGATAGATAGCTCCAGCTCTTCAAACGACATAAAGTTCTTGGCTTTGATTTTGTGAAACGTTATCAACAGTCAAGCTCCTACACAAGCGTAAATGCAATCCCTCTCCGATCAGCTTCCTTCTCTGCATACGCTTGTGCGTCCTGCTGAGACTTAAATCGAGCTAAAACAACACTGCTTCCCACCTCCTCACACACCAACAACACCCTGTAGCGCAGCGCCCATACCTCTTCCATCACGTCCACCTTGATACGATGCTTAGACTTCATTGCTCACTCCTCAACTTCATAGACAACATTAAGTTGTCGAAAAGTAAAATGCGTTCCGCAATCAGGACACACTGTAATGACTTCTTTAAGAAGATGAAGCTCGCGATCCTTACAATTCGGACAGACAATGACACAATTCTCTTCTTCAACACACACTACTTCTACGTTTTCAACGGGGCGCATCGCATCGCCAAATCTTCTCAAAAACGCCTCTTCCTGACTTTTAATGCGAAGTTTGCTCACCTCTCCCTCCTTGAAATAAAGCCCTTTCCAAGAAGAGCAAGCTCACGTGCCTTATCGCCTCCCCGAGCCTCCGCATAACGTTCAACTAGCGTCGCCGGATCGTCAAGAAGCGAAATTTCCGCCCTCCTCTCAACCTCCACGACTTCAGGCGAGACAACAATCGCTTTCACTCCTTTAGGCAACGAGACAGAACGCGTTGTTGTAACCCGATAGAAATCCCTCTCATTAAATCTGTAGTCTGGATTCTCATCGAGATTCACTTCAACAAATCTGCTAGAGTCGATCTCCTCAAAGCTCTCAATAGAACACGCTGAAGGGTCTAACTCAACGATCCAGCATCCTCGCTCCTGCCCTCTATCTCCCCAATTGTGCTGTTGCGGCGCTCCAGGAATCAACACAGTGTCGGAGACAATCGTCGGATTGTGATAATGTCCAACAACGGCGAAAGCAAATTCATCTAGAAGCTCGGGAGGCAGCCCTTCCCTAACTTCGTAGGAACCGTAATGTTGTCCGACGACATCTCCGTGTGTAATGAGCACAGTTCGACTCTTGTCTCTCACCGCGTCAAACATGTGAAGCTGATCAGAAACGTTGTAGCAGTAAGGGACACAGACAATCGACAGTCCTTCAAACACGTCGCTCACCGCATCTATCATACAACGTGAACCCAAAGCAAACTCAACCATGTTCAGAGCTGAGTAAGGAAAGTAAGGATGCTTGAAAAGCAAGTCGTGATTGCCAGACGCCCAGAAGCTTGGCTTCTTCAGCTTTCGAAGGATGCGAAGAGTCTCATAGACTGTTCGCACAGAGGCTCGATGCTTTTCGTGCCAAAGGTCTCCAGCGTGAATGAAGACATCAATGTCATCTTCATTCGCTCTGTCTATGAGCAGCTCAAGAACCTCAAGCTCCTCTTTCAGTCGGGAGTTAATGCCGTATTCGACAGCATGAGCAAACTGTTTAAATTCGTAGATGTGCGTATCAGCAGCAACTAAAGCTCTCACCGTTTCTTCTTCTAATCAAGCGTTGTGCTTTTGCTCGACCGGATCGCATTGTGGACCACCTTGCGAAATTGTTGAGGACGAAGCAAAGAGAGTTCGCAACCCGCCACGTTGCAGCACCTTTACCTGCGAATCATCGAACCACTCCGCAGCTACGCTCCCACCATCTCTGTCTTTCAGTTTCCGCGGCTGGATGCATACCCTCGTACACCCATTCAGATAGTGAGCTATCGCCACCGCGATTCCCTCAAACCCTGTGATTGTGTCTCTGACCCTCTTACCCAAAATTGACTTGTCCACTTTTCACCTCCTACAGATTTTCCCACCGCTCTTTATAGCGTCTGAGGAACTCGTCCAAGTTTCCCCAAATGAGTGGGCCTATACTCTTAGAGACAGACAGCCCCGTCAAGGAGAGACGTGAAGAAACAAACTCCACATACTCGCTAGGAAGCTCTCCGAAGAAGCTTCGCCAATCTGCTTTACCCATCACGAAAAAAGTGCCCTGATGGTACAACTGACGGAAGATAAGTACGACGGGACTTTTCGCTTTCTTCAATGCCGCTACATACCACGCAAGCGGCGTATCTGAGTTCCCAACAAACATGCCCAACAGATTCAGATAGCGGCGTATCTTACACTCAACGTGTATGTCCCAACGATCGTCTCGTCTCAACTCCCCCTTCACCTTCTTCATCGCAACGATGTCATACGCCATTGAGCGACTCCACCCTCCTGAGAGTGGAACACGCTTCACAATGCCGTCCTTAGCTGGATACAAAGCAGCGGTGAACTTTCTTGCCACTTCCCTCTCAAAGTCAGAACCCTTTTTCTTGCTTCGTTTTCCTACTTTCGACCAATCAACCATCTCCTGCCTCACACTCTGCTCGTGACTCACTTTGTCTGTCCTCCGTTTCTGTTCTTGCAAGAGCTTCCCTCCAAAGCTCCTCATTGAACTCACTTGCTCTAAACTTCTTTTCTCCGATACTGTACCACGTCGACTTCGGCTCATGTTGCACCTTCCCTTCTCGCACTGCCAAAGCAAGAAGCCCAGAATCTCTCAAAATACCTCGATCATAGTACAGCTCGAAATCTGCATAGCGAAACGGAACACAAACCTTCGACTTAGTGCACTCCAAATCACCCCGCATTCCAACGACGCGATCACCCTCAACAATCTTGCCCGCTTTGCCTCCCTTCTTCCGCATCTTCAAACGGAGACTTGCATGAAACTTAATCGCCCGTCCGCCAGTTGTCTCCTCAGTTTCTCCGAAAAGCACCATCGGACGATCACGAAGCTGGTTGACAAAGACCGCAATCGCTCTTGAGTCTCGAATCAGTCTTGTAAGTCTTCGCAACCCCGCTGAGATGACCCTGGCCCTTAACGCAACCTCTGGATGTCCGTAAGGCTGTCTGCTCTCTTCTTCCGCCTGAGTGGCCGCTACAGAATCCCATGCAATCAAAAAAGGTTTGTCACGAAAATAGGAGTCAGATCGAACAGCTTCGATCCCATCCTCCATCTGCTGAAAGACGCTTTCGATGGGCATCGGCTCGTAGTAGAAAAGACGATCCAGATCAATCCCAAGCATCTCAGCCCAAGGCTCGTTGAGTGCTCCCTCGGAGTCGTGAAGCATTGCCACTCCACCAGCCCTTTGTGTTTGTGCTATCGCTTGATAGACGAACACGGACTTCCCACTCGAGAAATCTCCGTAAATCTCCGTGAGTCGACCCTCAGGCAACCCCCCTCCCATGATGTAGTCGAAAGCAATGACTCCTGTGCTCATCACCCTCACATCGGAAGAGAGGTCGATGGACTCGATTTTTCGGCGCAGTCGTGCAAATGCGGCAGCTTGCTCTCTTGCTACGACGTTTACCTTCTCACTCATTTCTTCACATCACTCGGCTTGCGCAGCTTCCTTAACCTCTCTTCCACCTTCTCGCTCTTGCTGAAGGCAGGCTTTGCGTTTTTGGTCGCCGTCTTTGTCGCCCCTCCTTTCTTGAAGTCTTCTTCGGATGGAGGGGTGACTACTCGAGAATCAGTCGGAGCTTTCACAGTTGAGGGCTTCTTCGGCGGTACGGCAGGCGGTGCTTCTTCCTCTGCTACTAGCTCTTCTGCCGCTTGTTCTTCGCTCCTTCGCTGTGTCTCACCCGGCTCTTCTCCTTCCAAGATCGCAACGATGTCCTCCACTGGCAGAGGCATGTAGAGCTGATCGAGGTCGTTGAGTTGGTCAGCTATCGCCTCGGGATCGACGGGTGCTGGATTTGCTGCTGGCATCGTAGAGTAGCGAGTGTCCGTCATCCCCGTTCCTGTTCTCTCGATGAGTATGTAGCGTCCTTCCCGGTAGTCGTCTAAATCGCCGTAGTCACCGTCGGTGAACATCCACAAGATGTCCTGGAACAGCCCTCTTCCACATTCGAAAACCTGCGGACCTCTCTCGAGATCGGACCCATCCAGAATGTTCATCGCGTAGCGTTCCGCCTGCTGCATCGCCTCTCCATACCGAACATCGTCGGCGCTGGAGCTTCGAAGCAACTCTTCAACGAACTCACACACCGGACAGGACTCTCGCTCATCCAGCGTCTTTCTGCAAACAACCTTCCTCTGGTTCTCTCCCACATTCCAATGCACGTACACCTTCTTGTAGAAGACATCCGATGGGTTCCTCCAGTTAGGCAAGATACGTATCATGTTCTTGCCCACTTGAGGGCGCCACCACACTCCGCCGTCTTCAAGTTTACGCTTCAGGTTTTCAAACTCCCTCCGGTAAATCTCACGCTTGTCTTCCACGAACACACCTCCTAGAGTTAAGATTTATTTCGTCGACGTGAGTCTTCAAACGCCTTCCTTTTGTTGAGAAAAAGGTCGGTGTCCCACTCACGCCGTCGATTTGCGGCCAAAGTCATCAAACAATCCTTCTTCTGTGCCAAAGAGTCTCGAATGCTCCACAACACATCAAGCTGGAGCTGAAGCTCGATAACTTGGCGTCGTCTCTCTTTGAGTTGTGGGTCTTCATTCACCTTCGCCGACACTTCAGCCTCTGTTGGCCTCCTTCCTCCAGAAGCCGTAGCCAATCTGTTCTTTATGAACGTGTACAACTTCGCTTCATACTCTCTTAGCTCGTTTTTGGCGGAGTCAACCAGCGCTTTCTGCATACCGAGCAATCGAGCGTAGTAAGTGTAAAGTGCGGGTTGTTGAGCCAATTCCGTATCCAAGTTGTTCTCGTCTATATGCAGATGCTCCATGTAGTTCAACTCTACGACTTCCTCGCCAAAACGCAGCTTCAAAACACCGTTGTCCGAAAACCGTGTTGAGTGACGCCTAGAGACATCTCTCACACTGCCCACTTTTTTAAGTCGTCTTACTCTACTTTTTCTCTCCATCTCCTGCACCCGGCTCCCATCGCTTCAGCACCTCTGTCAAAAGCTCCACGACCTTTTCTTGCCCCTCGAATGCCCGCTGCAACTCCTTTGCTCGTTTTGTGGCTTCCATCCCCGCATTCATCAACTCCACCCGCATCTTTCCAACGAAGCTCTCAACGGCAGCAGCGTTACTCCACTCATGGGACTGCAAGGCTTTAGGATGACGCCTAGCAAGATCAGAAAGCTCCTTCCTTTCGAACAAAAGTCTGAGGGTGGCGTCTATGCCTTGAAAGTACCCCCATAAGAGCAACGCCTCAGGCGTGGTGAAGTGAAGACTTGCAAAAGCTCTTGCAATTGTCGCTCGTGCCATCTTATCAACTACATCCTGCAACTTGATCTGCTTAGGCATTAATGCCTCCTTCCATTATTTTATTATAACTCTGCGAAATCTTTCGGAAAAAATCACTGCAGCCCCCTCTCCGTGAATTGTTGAGCCGCTTCCAAAATGCTCTTCGGATGACCCATTCCTCGCACTTCAACACGCCTACTTGACTGTAACTCCTTCAATGCTCTTGATCCAGCGTAGTACTCATACAACGTCATCCACCCTATGCTATCGATCTTCTCGTGTCCCAAACGCACGTTGAACATATGAATCTTGTCCAAATAGTAGAATCCCGCTCTAAGGTTGCGTTCAACGTCATAGCTGTCTTCTGGCTTCGTCCATAACATGTGCTTATCTCCACGAGCAAACAACTCATCGCAAACTTGCTTCATCGTAGAATCGATTATCTGCATCAACCCACGAGCCTCCCAAACAGGAGAGACCGCTCTCGGATTCCAGTTTGACTCCTTTTCAATAATCGCACAGTACAACGCCAGCGTTTGTCCACGCTTTCCGTACTCCGCAACTCCTTCAAGCATCGTTTCTGCCGCAACTCTCTTTTGAGCTGGTGTCAACAACTCCCTTCCCTTTGCGTCCCTTGCCTCCTTGTCAATAATGTTGTAAAGGAGCATCTTCTCCTCGAACGTTGTCGAAAGAAGAGCAAGCTGATTTTGTTGCTTAGACAGTTCGAGCTGAAGTCTGTCTATCCCGAGACGAGTCTTCATATAGACGCCTGCCCCAACAACCGCCGAACACAAAAGGACCACAAAGCAAAGAAGCACAAAGTATCCACGCACCTTCGCCTTTCTTTGTGCTTCCATCAAAGACGACTTGAGTCTCCTGTACGATTTCGTCGAGCGAGGAAGTTGTGTTGCATTATTTGCCACCTTCTTCCCTCCTTTAGACCCCGCAAAAGTCTTTGAAGCATGAAGGGCAAAGAGCAGAAATGCGATATTCCGCCACGTCGATCGGCTTCATAGTCTGTTCGTCGACTGACTTCTTGCATGAAATGCAAATCTTCTGCGTCTTTGCCTCAGAAGCGGTCATCCCAAACATCCTCTTGGCAAAAGCATCCTTGAGCGTTTCCAAATCATTCGACATGCTCTTCCTCCCTTACAGCTTGTCTAGAGGGCCTCTTCTCTCGCAGTCTCTCGGCTTCTTTCTTGAGTTCAGCGTTCTCTTCCATAAGAGCGGTGTACTCCTCCATGAACTGCCACATGTGCTCTCTCATCTTTGAGAGCTTTGAAACCGCTCCCAAAGACAGAACGATCACCCCAAGAATGAATCCGACGAAAAGAGCGAAAACAGCCACTACCCAAGATAGCGCATCAGACACTCTTCTCTCCCTTCTCGCCTCTGACTTTCGACAACAGCCCCTTCAGCTCATCGTCTACGGCAACGAACATAGAGACCGTATCACCCAAGAGGTGAACGTTTTTAAGCTTAGCTACAAGCGTCGCAACAACATCACGTCGTAATCTCAGTCGCGTCTCAGCAGGAATATCACATCGAAATCGCACCTCAAGAAGAATAGAGACAACATCCCTCTTCTCAGCAGACTTTTTTGTCGTCAAACACTTAGCCATTTTTTGCCTCCTCAATTTCTTCAAGCTCTGATTCGTGAACAAGCTCTCCGAACCCGCCCACTTTACCGTAGTAGACCTCACCTTCGATTGGAAGACCCTCAAATGCGGACCGCACACTGTAAGACATACACGCAGGATTTCCGATTTGATGCATCCACCCATCCGACCAGATGTCTGTGTCCTTTCCTTCAATGACAATCGTCGGATTAGAGTCCCCATACTTCTTGGCGAAATACGGAGAATTCCCTTTGATTCGATACGTCTTACCAGATTCGATCTTCATCAGACTCCTCCTTGATACTCACCACTCCCTCTCGACATCGCCGTTCTTTCGCACCTCTTTGCCGCATTCCACACAAAATTCCCCTGTACGCCCCGTCCCGCTATAATTGAAGACCATGAGAGAGATAGTACGTTTGTGAGAACACTCACACTTGTCCCTATCGTCATCGTTGTGCTTCCGAGCACCCCTATACCTCAGCTTCAAATGCACAGTGAATGTGTCTTCGAGCGGAAGCATCCCAACATTCCGTGGGTCAATCCTTATGTACGAGTACTCTGTCCTTCCATGCCCACAACAAGATGCGATAGTTCGCAACCCAAAATCATTCAACGTTTGTATGAGGGGAGCAAGACAAGCGTCGATCATGACTTCCTCTCCCTCGATAATGACTTTCCGCTTCGTTCCCTCTTCACACACCTATCAGTCTTCTCCTAGAGTTCGATTACTCGCCGCGAACAAACTGAAGGCAAGCTCGCAGTCTTCCAACAAGCGGCAGAAGTGAAGAATATATGCTGTCGATGCTCTCACACAGCTCAGAAAAGACAGACCCCGCAGTCTCTCCTTCCCGAAGCACTGACGATGCTTCTCCTCCTCCACTACGCGCCGCCGTCTCAAGAAATCCCAAGAAAAGAAGGTTATGCAGCTCTTCAAACAGCTCTCGCGCTTCGTTTGCCAGCGACGAGCACTGACGCGCAGTGCCCTTCAATTGGGAAACCTTGTCTCGGTTCGCCTCCACGATAGGTTTTCCTGGACGGACATCATGTCTTGCCATCCTTTCCTCCTCTCATCCAATGAATTTGGCATTGTCAAGGAGTCTATCCCTGACACCACAGATTCGTGGTCGCCGTTTCCACCCACAATCCAAACGGAGGTGAATTACAAAATTCATAGCAGCACTCCATCTCGAATGTCTTCTTTCAATAATGCCATCAATTCGCATTTCGATTTACGATAGTTTCGCCACGCATAGGGAATCATGTCCCAAAGCCTCTTCAACTTCCTATCCAATTCTGGGTGTTGATCTGCTATTTCTCGACACAAAAAGAGCTTACAACTTATACACTTGACAGTACACCCATTTGGGCCAAGATAGACACAACACTCACAACAAGTAACGTTCCTCGCACTTTCAAACTTAAGGTAGCTTCTACCTCTGTCTGCACAAATCACCCCCTTGCCAACTTTCTCTACCCGACAAGGATCATACCGCTTAATAAGAGAATCTGCGACAGCATAGACTCTATCGTAAAGCTCTTCCCACTCCTTCATCGTTTTTACTTTAAACACGGCTGTCTCACTCTGACCCCACCGATTCCTCTTTGCCATTCGTTGCACAGCCAAAACGGCGATTCCATTTCTTGAGGCGGCTTCTGACTATCTGCACTTTGCTTATGTGAGAAGCTGTCATAACGCGTCGTCGTTGGACATCCAAACAGAATTGTTCAAGCTCTGAGAAACTTGCTCCTTCCAAACTTTTCGCCAAAGCGCTTAAAGAAACGCCAAACTTCTCATCAACCCTGTCTTCAAAACGACGAAGCCAATCCTCTATTTGCTTCCTGGTGGGGAGCGGAAGCTCCAACTCTATCTGGAACCGCTGTTTCACGCGTCGCTCAAGAAGCTCTGAACGAGTTGTTGCGGCAATGACTACCACATAGCTTGGAAGTGTATCGACCTGAAGCAACAAAAAGCCCACAACGTCTCTGTCTCTCGCAACAACGTCAAATTCATCAAAGAACAGAACACATCGTCGTGTTCTGACTTGCTCGAACAGTCGCGCCAACCTAACAACGCTCTCCTCAAAAGAGTCTGCCAACACAGCTTCGTATCGAACAACAAAAAGCGGCAAAAGCAACTCAGACGCAATCGCCTCTGCCAATAAGGTCTTTCCGTTTCCCGACGAACCTGTGAGCAACACCCGGTGTCTCGGCTCAAGATTCTTCGCCCGGAGCAGCCCCGACTTATGCTGCTCCTCAATGAACTCCTCACATTCTGTCATGACAACATCGGGCAAAATAAGGTCTTGAATCTTTGCTGTCGGATGAACTTCCGTCAAGCACTCCAAAAAGCGCAAATCCTTCATTTAGACGCTCCCTTCTCAGACTTCTCGGGGACGAAATCGTACCGATCACCGTAGAAAACACGCCGCAGACTGTGCGAATAGACAAAGACAGTTCTCTTCTTCGGATTCGTCATCGGACGAGCGATCTCAATGACCGTCCCGACTCCAAGAAGAACGGGCTTTGAGTAGCTCATATCCCAGATTTGAACTCTCTGTCCTCTTTCCAAATCGTCTTCGCTCATCCAATTCCCCCACCAAACCAGGGCTTGTCGACCTTTCTTAGCATCGCTATCTCAAGCTCCTTCAACTGCTTGTCTTTCACATACAAAAGCTGGGTGAGCTTTCGCACTTTCTCTTCCAACATCCTCAACTCAGAAGAAGCTTCCTCTTTCCAATCTTCGATCGCCATCAACCGTCGTTGTACCGCCGTCAGCGTCGTGCGCACCGACTCCCGAAACTGCTGTGTCTCCTGCTCCATTTCACTGAGCAAGTTCAACAGCACTCGCAACGAAAGCTTTTCTTTCTCATCCATGAAATTCGACCTCCTCCAGACTCCCCCACCTCTCACCAATCGAAATATCGACCCGCAACGGAAACGACATAAAGTCAAACTGAAGAGATTCGGGAGCCTGCTTCATAAGCTGCACGATTTCTTCGACCTCCTCAGGAGGCGCATCAACGACTATCGAGTCATGCACAGTCGCTACCAGCAACGACTTCAAACCATTGACTCGCAAGTACTCAGCGATCTCATTAAGCACAATCAAATTCAAGTCCGATGCTGTCGACTGAATCGGGAAATTGAATGCTTTCCGAATAGCGTCCGCCTCTTCGTAGCCCTGTAAGTTGCGTCGCCTCCCAAAGAAGTTCTCGATCACCTTATTACCGGCTCGAATCCGATTTCTAATGCCGTCCTGATACGCACGCACTCCTCTAAAAACTCTAAAGTAGTGCGACATAAACTCTTCCGCGTCCGCCAAAGAAATTCCTGTTGACTCCTGTACCGTATATGGTGACCCACCGTAAATCAACGCAAAGTTCACCGCTTTTGCGATTCTTCTCTCTTCCGTCCCCTCCATCTCCTCTGCTTTGTATTCTCTGCCCTCTCTGATCGACTTGATTCGCGCCGCCGTTTCAGCATGTATATCACGTCCCGCCTCAAACGCCGCCTTGAGTTGAGGGTCTCCGCTTGCATAAGCCATTACCGCCATCTCCATTTGAGAGAAGTCAAGTTGTACAAGCTTTCCTCCCTCAAATCGAGAGCGAAAACAATCTCTGACTTCATACGGTAAATTCTGCATGTTGGGGTTCGAAGAGTTAAGTCTCCCACCTGAGGTGAAGAAGCCGTAGCTTCCATGCACCAACCCGTCGACATTCTTCTCTGCGAAATTCTTCAGATAAGTATTTAGCGTCTTCACCGTCCTACGATACTCAATCAGCCTTCTCGCAAAATCGCAACCCCTCGACGCGTAATTCTCAAGTATGTCAGCTGTAAGTTGCGGCTGCCCCCGAGCCGTTCTCGAAATAACAGGCATATGATACCTGTCAATCAACACCTTCTTCAGTTGGGGAAGAGAGTTAAACGAAAACGTCTCCCTTTCGTCATCCTCAATCATGGGATCGGCCCTAAGTTGACGAAGCAACGAATCCACTCTCGCTTGAAGCTCTCTCTGCTTTGCGTCCAACACCCCAAAATCAAGACAAAGGCCGTTCACTTCTATGTCTGTCAGTGTAGAAATCGTAGGGTTCATAATCTCTCTGTAGAGAAACATCATGCCCTTCTCTTTCAACTTCTCTTCAACTTCGGAAACCAGCCTCAACGCAAAAATGGAATCAAGAGCACAGTACTTAAAAAGCTTTTCTGTGTCTTTCTCCTCTAAATTAGAGTAGTCACCGCCGATCAAATCTTCCTCGTAGCCCCCCTCTTCAGGAAAGTACTGCCACACCAAAGACTTCAACGCCGTCGACTGCTGAACTCCCTCATTCAACAAGTGTTGTGCTGCCTGAGGGTCAATGTAGAAGCCCTCAACCCTCACTCCGTACTTCACACGCAGCCAAAGCATATCGAACTTGGCGTTTATCGCCACCTTCTTTGCTTTGCCGTTAAACAGATGCTGAAGCTTGCTCACCAAAAGATTGGAGCTACAAAACTCAGGAGCTTCTCGATGCTCCAGCGGAATCACACAACACTCACTTTCAGTCGCAATCGACATACAAAGTATCCTTGCGCCCGATTCCCACGGATCCAAGCCCGTTGTCTCAAGATCGAACGCAAGCCACTCAGCGTCTCGAGCAAGAGATATAAACTCGTCTAACTCACGACAAGTCTTCACCACAGTAAAAGGGATGCTATCCCGAGTAGGCGCTCCACGCGAGAGAAGTTTGAGCACCTGTCGAAGCTCTCTTCTCCACTGATGTATGGCATTTGGAGAACGACAAACATAGCTGGGATGCCACAGAAAAAGAAAGACTGAGTCGCCTATCTTTTTTACTGTCCCTCTTACGCTCCCAATCGAACGTGCCCCAGCCACCGCCTTGGCCGCTATCCCTCCCAAAACGATAACCACTTTATGATTGAGCAACTCCTCCCACTCTTCCTTGTGCTGCTCCATACAGTAGCTTTGAGTGGCCGGATCAGGGTCAGCATTACCTGGCGGTCGACAATGTACAACGTTGGTGAAACAAATCTGTGTGTCGTCAAGCCCCAACACTCTCAGCTCCCTACGCAACAACTGCCCCGATTGTCCGACAAACGGAATTCCTTTTATGTCCTCGAACTGTCCAGGAGCTTCCCCCAAGCAAACCAGCTCAGCGTCTTTGATTGGAATCGAAGCCGGAACTGGAAGTTTTCCGTACAACTTGCATTTCTTCTGCCCGCAACGCTCAGTAGGACGTGTTGTCCCTCGCTGACGATTCTCAACCCCATCAAATTGCTTCTTAATCAAGTCTGATGGCCTCGGCAATCTGCTCACAAGGCGACTCCTCTCATGGAGGAAAGAATGAAGGGAGTCAGGGGAGGCAACAAGTGTCGAAAACCGGGGAATAAAGGAAGCCCGACTCCCTTCAATGTATCTCTTTGGAAGGGTCCGAACTCCTCTCTACCAACCGCGAAATTTTCTGAGTTCATCTTCCTTCCTTCCATTATTTTTATTATAATTCTGCGAAATCTTTCGGAAATTTTTTAACAATCTAAGCTCCAAAGCACCCGAAAGTGCGATCTAAAACTTCTTCCAAACAAGGAAAATCCGACGGAAACCGCCGAGAAAACTTCATTTCCACAGAAACTAAATTGTCGCCGTAGACTGCGCTCACCTCTCTTTCCCTCTCCGTCCAACCGTTCTTCACCAAAAAATCAACAACCTCCTCTACCGTAACAGAAGGAGACGAATCAGAGTCGGATTGAAAAACTAGCCGAAGTCCTACCGTAACTACAACACCAAGATCAATCTCCTCCATCACACATCCCTCTGCTGTCACTACTGAAGCTACATCATGCTCAATCCACATACCTGTACGTCGTACCCGACAAGCGAAGACTTCTCCGTCAGACATCAACTTCTCCTTCTTCCCACCTCTGCTGCATTCGTTCGAACTCCTCCTGCGGAATCGTTCCTCCCTGTATCTCCCAAAATCTGTTTGAAGCCAAATCCTCTTTGAACGGGATGGTCACCTCACTAATGTTATCACGATTCTTCGCCAGAAAGAATCGCCCTTCGTTGATCCTTCTCTCTCGCGTCGTACGACAGATGGCAAGAACAACGTCCGCTACCATCGCCTTCTCGAAACTCTCAGCGATGTCAAGCACCGTTATAATCGGCTTTGACAGCCCAGAACGATTCGTTTGAGATGCTGTCCAAATAGGCTTGTCCAACTCCATTGCGAGTCCTCGAAGCGTCTCGTAAATCGACCCAAGCTGATGTCGTGTCTCTGCTCTCGCATAAGCGACCTCTGGACGCATCAGATCGGCGTAGTCAACAATGATAACATCGGGATCAAACCCTTCTCTCAAACGAAGAGTGTAAATAAAGCCTCTCAACATATCGACTGTACAACTCCGCGAAGGCCACTCCTTCACAACCAAGTCTGCGTTTCCAACAACCCTCCGAATCCTCTTCATCTTGCGTCTAACTTCGTCCTGTCTATCAAACAGTTCGTCTTTTGCCACCTTCGAAAGAGACGAAACGTAACGAGCCTTCACTCTCTCCTTACCCAGCTCAAACGTCACATGTAGAGGTTTCTTCCCAATCCGAAGAACGTTGCACCCGATCTGTATCAATACAGCACTTTTCCCTCTTCCCGTTGGAGCGAGCACAATCCCCAACTCTTTCCCACCAAGACCGCCTCCCAGAGCTTCGTCAAGCTTTCTAAACCCAGTTGAAATCTTCCCTTCAGAACTAGATCGAAACGACAACTGATCGATATCGCGAAGAAGAAAATCTCCCGCATCCTCCCCCCCAGCCATCATCGTCGCAATCTTGCGAAACTGCTGTGTGACTACGGATGTGCTCACTCTCTCAATGGAAACGGCCTCTGTCTGCGCAACACGACTAAGCTCTAAAAGCTCTCTACGAAGTAAGAAGTCGTAAACACTATCGACAACATACTCTCGCTCCTCCAACGAGACACTGTAGACTTTCGTCACCTCCGCCCAGAAATACTGGTCTGGCACGTACGACTTTTCGCTATCTAGAAGACGCTGCAGCTCACTTTGTAATGTGCGTTGTGAAGGAACTCTCTTATACTCACTGAAGTGGTGCTGCACGATTCGAAAAATCAAGCGATGAATCGGATTGTCAAAGTGCCTCTCTTGCAGAACACCGCTAAACTTCGACATCACCACCTTGTCGCGTGCAACATATCCCAAAACTGTCAACTGAAGTTCTTGAGAAAGAACTTGCTCGTTGTTCACAACCATTCCCAGTCCTCCTCATACTCATCTGTCAGATGAGCAAAATCGTGCTCCCACATTCTCCTCTGCTCTTCCTTACACTCTTGTCGTGTTTGCATCACTCGCTTCCTCCACTTCTCATTCCGAAGTCGTTTTAACGGCTCTCTCGTCATCAAGTTCCACACTTCGAAAACATCGTGCATCTCTCTCGGGTTGTAGATATGAACGTCCCGAAAGTTTCGCATTTTCGGCAGCACCTTTACAACAGGAGAAGTCGCCAAGAAATAGTCTGTGAACACGCGTCCCCTCTCCGACACAAGCACAACCAGCAAATCAAGCCAGCCCCACCCGCCGCATTGATTCTGTGCGTACAACCGATGGTCGTGTACAACACTCACACCTTCATAGAAGCATCCCCTTCCTTCAAGCGAGAAATGCTGCTTCACATTCAAGAACGATATCGTCTGCAAGTACTCCGCAATCGTCATACGCGTACCAGCAACATTTGCTCGAAGCTCCTTCCACCGAATCTCAAAAATCTCACGCGCCCTGTCAGTTCCCAGCCAGTTCAATGGAGGATATGGCCATCCCGCGTCATGCTCTTCAGATACAGGTTCGCGAAACATCACTTCGAAGTACGTCCGCTCATCAATGTTGAGCTTCTTACAATTCTCAACAATTTTGTTGAACTTCGTACGCAATTTTGGACTTCTCACGTTGTACCTACAAGAGACTCCTGTCACGGCAGAAACGAAAGCTCCATACAGTTGTGCCGCCGCTTTCACCCTTTGAGTTGCAGGAGATGATCGCCAGCTACTAAGCTCACGAAGCGTCTGTTTGTACTTTTCCCTCTTGTTCACGCAAGCCCCCCAACGTCTCTCTCACTTTCTCCAACGCCTCCCCCAATGCTTGGTGCACCATAGTAGCCTTCCTCACTCCCATCCTCAAAACGCGTCGAAGTGGAATGTCAAACTCATCTCTATACCCTTCTTCAATGTCATAATTTGACCAACAACGAATATCTACAAAACTCTTCCCATCACGTCTAAAAGTGAACGCTCTCAGCTTCTGCGTCCTTGAAACGTCCCACTCCCCAACCAACTCAACATCCTCACAGCCCTCAAAAACACTCCATGGCCACGGCTTTCCCTTCCTTAACTCACTCACTTACACACACCTCCTTTCACCAGAATATCTATGTGATCACGACACCTTCGACGTCGTGTTGTACCAACCCTTGTTATGTTATTAATTAAGTAATTGATCCAGTTAAGTCTGTTAATAAGAACATTCAGGAGAATATAACCTAGTAACCCAGTAAAGAGAGTAAAGAGAGTAAAGTTGCCCTCTTTAGACACTTGTACCCTCTTTAGACTCTTGTTCTAGAGAACATGTCAGTAACTCATCTCTTAAAAGAGATGAGTTACTGACACGCCCTGCGGGCGTCAACTGAGATAGGAACTCAAACGGTGACATGTTGTACCTCGAACCCCTGCTGTTCATACACGCTGATCCTTCTACGTGCATGGCTCGCAAGATACTTATTCCCGACATCGAGAAAGTCGTAAATCTTCACAACATTGTCTCCTGTCGTCTTGCGCCTCATCCCTCTTCCAACACGCTGCAGAAGCTTTATCTGTGACTTTCCTCCACCAGCCAAAACGAGCACTCGTATTTCCGGCACGTCCATACCCTCGTCGAAAATGGGCGTCGCAACAATTGCACCAACCCGTCCCCGACGTAAATCCTTGAGCGCCTTCATCCTCTCACTTACATCCACACCTCCATGTAGAAGTCTCACTCGTCGTACTCCAGCATCAGTTTCACTCAGAGTCCAAAAAATACTGGTCTGATGCTTGACCGTATTTGTCAGAACAAGTGTCGACTCTCCTCTCTTCATAGCTTCGCTTACAATCTTCGCTATCAGCAAATTTCGATCGAAGTTTGTCTCGATTCCCAACCGATAAGCGGCGTGGTACGTTTTGCGCTCCAAGTCAGTGCTTATCGTACGATTCTCGACTACGTATATGATCGGCTTGGCTGAAATTCCTCGCTCAATCAGGTCTGCATTTGTGATGCTCCCGACAACGCCTCCCGTCTGTCCGATAAGCTGTAGATTGCTGATTGCGTCTCTCATAACTGGCGTTGCACTCATCCCATACCTGAAGTAAGCGTTACAACGTCTGGCGATAAACAGCCAGGACTGGGATGTCAAGTGATGACAGTTGTGTACTACAATTCCATTCGCAATGAAAAGTCTATCTTCGTCATCCAACTCTATATCGTAAAGTTCTCTCTCACCGAGTGAAATCACCTCTCTAATCTTCTCCTCCTTGAACTTCCCTCTTCTGTTGTAGCGAGTTTTTCGCGAAAACTGCTTTCGCTTCAGCTCAAAGCCGAACAAAGAGTTGAACGCGTGTACGTATTCACCGTAGATTGCAAGTCTCCATCTATCACGGTGAGGCGCTCGTCGCCTATAGCGATACACTGTATTCCACACACCATAAACTTTCAACATGTCAGATAATTGACGAACGCACTTCTCAGATGTCATATCAACACAAATTCTCCTATTGTCGGGGCTGTGCCCCTCCGCATCGAACAGCCCTTTTATCACTCCAACACTGCATTTTTCATACAGCTCTTTGGGAATCTCGACTGTCTCTGTTTTTCTCCCTCTAGGAATGTCGTACTTCTCCTCAAGGCGTCTGGCGTCTTCTCGTTCAAGAGCGAAGATGGTATCGCCTCGAGCGTTTGTGTATTCTCTCATAGCACAGCGATGTCTTCTAAAGATTTCTCTAATTTCGTCTACATCCTTCCTAAATGCGAACTTGATGTACCCACGATCGTTCGTCCCATCGCCCAATATCCAGCCGAGCATATATTCGTCCTCATCGTAAGGGAGCTTTCTCATTAGATGCTTCAAAACCAACAGTCTGTCGACCTGACTAATCGGCTTAAGCGTTATCCCCTTTCCACTCCAAAACGTTGGCACAATGTGATTGGCGGAAGCAATCAAATAACTGTTCTCTCCAGACAAAACATACTTGAAAGCGGGCGCTTTCGTCTTCCATTTTCTCTTGACCCTCGCTACTCCATCAGGAGTTAAAACTGTGTCTCCCACACGAAGCTCTCGCAGCAACACCATCCCGTTTGGAGTAGCTATCTGAGTGTCTCCGTCCAGACATTCGTCCAGGAACAAACAGTCAACATTCTCCCACAGATACTCCCTGACTCTCTCACTTTTTGACTTCAATCTTTGATACAGTGTAGGAATCATCCCGACCGTAATCTTCTTCGGCTCCCAACGATCAGCGAAGATTACGCCGACTTCACACCCCAACCTGTTCTCAAGTCGCTCTCTTGTCTGCTCTGCTAAGTTTTGAAGGTGTGTCAGGAACAGCGTACGACACTGGAGGACGCTGATTATGCCCGCCGCAAGCTCCGTCTTTCCCGAGTTAGTGGGAGCCATCAACACACATCGCTTCCGCTTCAATCCCTCTCGTATCATCTCCAACTGATAGTCTCGAAGCTCGATCCCCCGCAACTGCGGCAACGCATCTTCACTAACTTCAGCGGGCTGTCTTCGTGCATCAACAATCAAACACTTCTCTCTAAGCTTCGGGGGGAGAATGTCAATTAAGCCCGACGGAAACGTCATGCGATAGAGATTCAAAAATGAGTAAGTTCCGTCCCATCTCCCAGAACGAAACGAGGGCATCCAGAATCGTCCAGGAACGACAAAAGTCAAAGCTTTCTTCAACGCCAGTCTCTCGACGTTCGTATCGACGTGAGTGACCTGAGCTTTAAGGTTACCTAATTGAATCTTAATCAACTTTGCCTCTCCGTCAACCCTTGTTCCTTTTTATTTTATTATAATAAATGCCCTGTAGAAAATCAAGTAAATTTTTTGTTTTCAACAACTTAGCTCTCTCTCTCTCTGCGCACTCGACATTTGGAGCTCGCGGTCAACAAGTTCAAGCCGTAAGCTTTGCAAGTTCAAGCCGTAAGCTTTGCGAGTGCAAGCCGTAAGCTTTGCAAGTTCAAGCCGTAAGCTTTGCAAGTTACAAAACCGCATTTTGCAGAACGAGGCCATAAGAGCGACAACGTGCGTCGTAAGCTTTGCAAGTTCAAGCCGTAAGCTTTGCAAGTTCAAGTCGTAAGCTTTGCGAGTGCAAGCCGTAAGCTTTGCAAGTTCAAGCCGTAAGCTTTGCAAGTTCAATGTTGAATGTTGTACCGAGCGTTTGATTTTTTCGACGCGACGTATGGGACCAACTTTCAGTGTTTGGTTTTTTGATGGTCGTTGTGCGCTACGAAGTTGAACCAACTTTTAGCTTCCTCACAGCTTCTTCTCGCTCTTCCTTTGGGAGACGCAGCGCGTCTCCCCAGTCTTTGCACTCAGGCGGCGGAGTTTGAATCTCCGTCTTCACGACCCAGCGCAGAAGATCGTAAATTCTTAAAGCTTCCTCACTCGCATCTCTATCGAGTGCGACTATCACTTTCGATGGAACGAGGTTGAGAATCTTGCGAAGTTGAGCATTCGTGGCTCTCTTTCCCAACAACGCGACTCCACCAAGAGCAATCGCGTCAAACACCCCTTCGCATATTGCAACAACCGCGCCACTCTTCCCTCTGAATCTGTCGATCCCGTAAACGACTTCTGTCTTCGGAAGCAGCCCCTCTTCTCTCTTCGACGGATTCCTCCACTTAGGGCCGACTCCCTCTAGCCTTCTCCCGACGTAGTACACAACTCTTTGATTTTCGTAGCAAGGAAAGATCACTCTGTTGGACCAGTGCGGACTCCACACTGCGTTGGAAACGCTGATGTCGTTGCGTGACAACCCGCGAAACTCAAGATACGCCACCGCCTTCGCCCTCTCCTCTCGATGGACACTAGACGAAGAGAGCAACGAAACAGCTGACGCCAAAATACTGGGACGACTTCTCTCTATGGGCTTCACTGTTCGCTCGATGTAGGCAGCTATCTCTTCAAACTGTACGGCACGAACGACCGCAGGAAAGTCACGTTTTAGCCTTTCCACCGAACCTGCGGCGTCGCACAACTTGCAGTGAAAGACTTTGTGTCTGAGGTTGATATAGAGATGCTTGTGGTGCCATCCAGACTTATCCCCGCAGTAAGGGCACGCAACGACAACCTCGTCTCCGTATCTCTTCATTTCTCTTCGACTTCACTTTCCATGGGGACTCCGAACATACGCTTTGCTTCCTCGGGGGTCAATTCTTCGCCGTTCCAACGTTCGAGGTTCCGACGAAGCTCCTCTTCAATACTACGCTCAAGTGGGCTGACGTTGGCTCGCAGCTCTTGAAGAAGTTTCTCTCTTCTCTCCTCTTCGCTCATACGCTTAAGACGACGACGAGTCTCCTTATTAGCTCGTTTCACGAACTTGCGCAAGGCTCTCACGTACGGGTCTCTCCGAAGCTTTCTCAACAAGTTCCAGATGATGAGTCGACGAATCAGTCGATCCCCCGTTGGGCTGAGCAAGAAGGCCACGACTACAGCAAATACAAGTAGCACATACTTCATCTTACTTCCTCCTTTCGTCTTTTGCTCTTTCAACCGAACAATGCTTCAAGTCCAGTGACACACAATGCACTTCTCGCAGATGCTCCACAATGTGCGCTCCACAAAGCTTCGCTCCACAATGCAGACATTGTGCGTCAACATCCCTCGGACAAAACACACCCCGCTCTTCCTCTTTGCTTCTCTTACACTCAGAGCAAATCTCGTAAAGCATCACTCCTCCAATTTGTCTGTGTTTGGGGCTGGCTCCTGAAGATTGTCCTTTTCAAACGCGCCCTTTCCAACGAGATACCCTCGCAGAAAGGTCATGCGTCGCTCAAGTTCGACTCTTCGCCATGTCGGAACTTTCTCCGTATCAAGTTCCGCTCTGATGGCGTTCATCTCCCTTTGAGCTTCTTCGATACTCTTAGGCGCTTTCATGTGACACCTCCTTTTTTGTTTTCACGCCTTCTTTGCCTTTCCAATCTCTACAAACAGAAGCAGGGTGCTTCTCTTCCTTGTGAAGCTTGCAGACTCCTCGTCTCAAGAAGTACGACCTTACTAGCGGCGCGTAGAAGTGAACGCAGTTAGAACACCTCCGTCTGTCCCTCATGCTACTCCTCCTTCAACTGCGCTATCTCTTTCAACAGTCTTATCTTGGCGGCGAAAGTAGCGGGGTACTTCTCCCCCATCAGCGTCGAAAGATAGCCCCACTGTGTTGGCGTAAGAGTCTCAGCCAACTTCCAAACAATCTCGCCCTTCAGTGTTTCCATTTTTGCCTCCCACCACATCGTCATCTCCGACCACGCTCAAAAACTTCGTTCAGCGTTTTCGACCCAACTGAACGAATGTTGACGCCGCCTCTTCCACCTTCAGCTTTGTAAAACTTGCCCCCGAAGTAAAAGACAGCCTTGAAAGACGGACACCCAATGTACGCGAACTCATCTGGAAGAGCGTCGCTGATGTCGCAGAGTCGACGGTTGTTCTTCTCCACCCACTCGTTCCATTGTTCAACTGTCATGTGTCTTGGAAGCATCTTCTTCCTCCTTCAATACTGAGTCTGGGATGCCCCAAACTTTGAGCACGTCGTCTAGAGTCTTGCAGTGTGAAAAGTCTGTCGTCACGTAATCTTTGATGTACCCGTCTTCCTTCAGCTTCGCGAATATCAAGAGTGCACTGCCTTTGTAATGATCTCCACTTTTCTTCCCCGCGGGCTCTAGAGTGACGACCTGCTTGTGTGGAAGTGTGCCTTCAGGCGCATCATCCTCCAAGTGCTGTTGGAGAACCAGCTTTGTGCAGAACTCTCCTGTTGAGACCTTTCGCGTAATGAAAAGCTTAAGCAACTCGACGGGAAACAGCACCGGATTCGCTCTAGCGGAGATGAAGAGATAGAGCAAGTTGTCTTCACTGAGAGCACAAATGACTCGCTTGCTCGTCAGCTCTTTCTGCTCCTCGCTCATCAGCTCTTTCTGCTCCTCCTCGCTCATCTCTTCGACTTTCCACACTGTCACTTCCTCGTTGTCGAAAACTCGTTTTTTCTTCATGTTGAGGCTCCTCTACTGACGCAAGTCTCTCTGACGACGATTCTCCAACCCAACACATTGTCTTCTTCGACAAGTATCCGCTCATCGTTTCGCTTCCAGAGAACCCACGGCGGGCTGCTGATTCCGTAGGTGATGTTCTGGCGCTCAAAGCCCATCCTCTTCAACTCAGTCTCGTCAATCATTTCTTCCTCCTTTCTTAGACTTTGATCTAAAGCTAAAACAGAACGTCAGAAGGTTCTCTGACACTGCCCCACTGTCTGCCCCCCCAACGGCACACCACCCATTTATCGTTTTTGAGCTATACGGATTGAAGTGAGCACACTCACCACATCGAACCATCAACTTTTGCTCCGTCTCTATCCGCTCCTCGATGTAGCGCAACCGAGACTCAATGAAATCCTTGCTCGCCGCCGAAGCGTTGCGAAGGTCGATCTCAAATGCTTCTTTCACCGCCTTGAGAGCCGCATAGTCCATACTGTCGTACACTTGCCTCCAAGCGTTTTTGCGCAATTCACACCTCCTCTATGAACTTCACCAACCGACAGTGCCTCATCAGCCCCCTTAGTGGAGGCTGATATCTGACGAGCACTCTCTTTCCGTAGTACTCTTTCTTCAAGCTTCCGTCTGAGGCTGTCATTTGCTCCCTAAGCTCATCCGTCAGATTTCCGAAAGCACCGACCACTTTTCCGTCAATCGACACCGTACACGCTCCGACTTTCCCTTCGATCCTTCCAGCTCCAGGGCTCCACCCAGTTATCACAGCCTCTACATCATCGTAGCGTTTGACCTTCAGCCAACAATCCACTCTTGAGTTGGGCCTGTACTTGGAATAGATGTGCTTCAGCATAACTCCTTCTCCCTTTCGTCTCACAACCTCTTCGTAGAACGCTTTCTTCCCCTCTTTGACAACTTCCGACACTTGAAGACGAAGCGATTTGCAGACCGTCTCCAGCTTCTTTCTTCTTGCTTGCCACGAAAGCTCTGTCACATCTTCTCTCCCAAAGCGTATTATGTCAAACACTACAAATCTTGCCCATCCAAACTTCTTTTGGGTCTCGAGTGCTTGTTCGGGCAGTGCCCCATTTATCGCTTGTATCGCCGCTATCGGCGGCCTCTTGTCGCCTTCTCCGGCAATCATCTCCCCGTCTAAGATCGTTCCCTCTAACGCTTCAGAGTATCTGTCGTGATACTGAGGGTAGTTGTCCGTCTTTTCGTTGTACAGCAGCGTTTTCGGGTCTTTCCCTCTTGTAGTGAATCGAATTCGTCCACGATGAAAGTGCATCAACATTCTAACCCCATCAAGCTTCTCTTCGCAAATCCAATCTTTGTCCTCCCAGTACGGCTCCGGGTTCTCCGTTACGTCTTCTGCTAACATCGGCTCTATCTGTGTCGGAGTGTCTTCCGTCGTAAAGTGCTTTGCTACTCTTCCTTCTAGCACCTCATATGTTTCCGACTCGTCCGCTTCAAGCCCCAAGCTTCTCACGTACTCTACAAATTCTTGTTTAGGCGACTTGCTCATCTTTCATCTCTTCCCTGGGAACCAGATCAAAGGTCACCGACATGTCCCCTGAAAAGCGATCTTGTACCTTGATCCCGATCAAGTCGTGGGCGGACGAATACTTCCACCGCTTGGTCAGTCTTTCTCTTGGGTCGTTCTTGAGAGCTTTGAACATAGCAAGCTCTAGTCTCCCAAGGACTCTTCTTTCACTGCGTTTTCGTCCTCTTGCCATTTCGTTGCCTCCTTTGTTGAATGTCTAACAGCCTCTGAAGCTCAGAGGCCATCGCTCTAACGATGTCGTACGTAGCATCTAAGCTTGTATCGACATCGCCGAGATCGTCCCAAAGCTCCTGATAAGCTTTGTTTGCCGTAAGCCCGTCCATCAGCTTTTCCACCAGCAGTCTCTCATATCCGTGTTTGCCTTCTTTCCACTTTTCGATCGTCATCCGCAGTGTCTTCAGCCGTTCCTCTCTCCATCGTTTGCTTCCGAGTCCCTCGATGTCTACCACAACGTTTGTCGCAAGTCGACTTTGCTTTCGAAGATAGTTTCGACTCCCCTTTGGAACGCTCTCCGCATTCCAACTCCCGAGTTTGAAGTTGATGATTTCCCGCTTTGCGATCGTTCCAACTTTAGCAGGATTAAGCTGCCCCTTCTTGGCGGCTTCTAGTATCCCGACCAGAGCTACATTTCTTAGCTCGTCCCGCTCAGTTTGTATCGTAGTGTCTCGAAGCTGCTTGCTTACGACTTTCTCCACGATAGGGAGAATCTCTTCGAACTTCACCGTTGCTCCTTTGCTTTGTTCAAAGCAAGCCTGAGAGAAGCGATGTCATCTTCCAAAGCAGAGATTTCCGAGTTCAGCCAGTCTGTGTTTATGCTGGAGCCGCAAGAGCTTTTGAGTCCTCTGAGTTCGGCCAGCGCTCTTTCTTTTGCTTTGATCAGTTTCTTGGCCTCTTTGATGAACCATTGATTTCTGTTCACCGTTGCCTCCTTTTCTTAAACAAGCGTTCCATTCTCGCTATATCTCTTCGCCTTGCCTTCACTTGCTTTTCCTTCCCCATCGACTCCAGAAGAGCGAAGTAGCCCTCCCTGATTTCAGAAGTGACATCCTTGAACGTTTCCCTGAGTTGTCGATATCGTCGATCATAGTCGCCTATCAGCTCCACTCGATCTCCCTTCCAGCGAGTAGATTTCAGAAACCCTTGCAGCTTTGGGTCGTTAGCCTCTATCTCGACTTTTTTAGCTAGACCGCCAACTCCCCAAAAGTTGACCTTCTCCTTCTTTGTGAAATTGAAGAACTGAAAGTATTGTCCCATCTCAAACCTCCTCAACGCTCCTTCCAAAGGAAGAGCATTAGCTCTCCAACTGTTCGAAGCCCTCTGTATTTGTTACGAGCATCGAAGAAATCTACGCAATAGATTTCTTCGAACAATACGTATTGCTCATCCCGCGTTATAACGACATCGTAGGGCAACTGTCTTTCTATCTCTGCGTCTTTCCTATCCGCCTTTTTCCACACCCGTATCATTCCCCCATCATCGGGAGAACCATACAGTTCCACCAACCAGGACGAAATCTTCTTCGTCCTACTGTCTTCCCCTCCTAGCTGCAATCTCATTTTGCTCTCAACTTATACAGATACCGAAAACGACGATTGAGTTCGTCTTCGATCCTTTTTCCGACAGCCGTATTCAACTCTAACCTGAGTTGCCGTTTGAGCTGATACATTGTCGGCTTCCTACCTTTGCTTTTCTTTCCCATCTGTTGCCTCCTTTTTTAGATGCTCTCAACATCTCCGAAAGCAAGTCCCTTACCCGAATTCTTTCTCCAGAATCTTTCGTAGATTCCTCGTCCCGATTTCGTTGGGTAGAACTGCTTCCCGCATCCTAAACAAGTAATACGACATTCGCACAAACGAAAGTCAAATCCGATCCTGAACATTTTGTGTTTGTGCTCTCTTGTTTTTGAAGTCATTTGTTGCCTCCTAGTTTTTGTTTTGTTTTTTCCTTTTTTTTCTTCCATTCTATATATAATATAATGTATCCTTATATATTTGTCAAGTATTTTAAGGAAAAAATTAAAAAAAGTCTAAAAAAAGTTGGCGACTTTTTACTGGAGAACAAGTTCTCCTTAGAGCACAAGAAAGAACAAGATTGATTATCCCATAGTATTAATGCCTTGAAGTTCTTACTGGAGAATCGAAGAGCCCTTGTTTGCAAAACCGCCATTTTTGCAAAATTTCGACGACTTTTTAAGCTCACAGCGATATCTCTCCGAAGCTCTGAGCACAGTACGCCCCGTTCGCTAGCCTTAGATGCTCTTCAACCCACTGTGTGTGCTTGCAGCCTCTCTCAACTCTCTCCGTACCACTCGCGTCTCGAATGCGCCGTACTCTCTTTGTCCACCCAGGACAGTTGCAGCCTAGCGTTCCCTCTGACGACAGCTTCACCTCGTAGAGTCGATTGCTGTTCGGAGACCTAAAACGACAAATAAGAACCCAGCTCCTTCTCAAGAGTTCCTCCATTATTTTTATTATAAAAGTCAGAACTCCTTCGGAAAAAGTGAGATAGACGTGTGCCCCAGACTCAGAAAAGGCTTTGTGCACGACTACACTACTTGATGATAACCTGATTCTCCTTCGTCGAAAGCGTCAAAGGAGCGAAATGAAAGAAGAGATGTTTCGAATACCAGATCAACTGCTTGAAGCCGCTCTTACCCTCTATCCACTCAATGATGTCGTCGGCGCTCCACGACTTTGACATTGCGTGAGGATAGAAGTCGACTGCACAAGAATAATGCCCTCTGAAGAGGTGGTCGCTATTGTTGACGCCGCCCACCTTGTTGTTCAGCTCGACACTTCGCTTCCCAGACAGCACTTCGATTGCGTCTCCCGTTTCATCTCTTAGCGGCTGCAACCAGTGGACGCAAAGAAACTTGATTTTCGCTTTGTCTGACTCAGTTAAAACGATCTCTGCTGCCAGCTCTGGAAAGTCCCTGCTGACTTTAAACTCGCTGAAACTGAAATTCCGTGTGACATCCCCCATTATCTCGTCTCGCCGTAGACTTCCTCCCAAGCCTTCGCCAGAGCCTTGAATCGTGACCAGTCGATTCTCTCTACGCGATAGTCCTCCAGATACCGTACAACGCCACCCTCATCGAGTATCTGAATTGTCTCCACCGGAAACGATCCGTAGATGATGCGCTTTCCCTTCGCTTTAGCTTTCGTCCACATGAACTTTCCCATCTCGTACTGCTGGTCAGCATCTCCGAATATGAACGTCGGTGAAGGGGCATTGGGAGGCCACGTCATTCCACGTCCGTCACGAGAACGACCACCAGCATCCTCCGTGAACCTTCGCCACTTGTTCGCCGACCCAAGATAGACATCAACGAGCGGTCGTTTTCGTCCACGGCTGTCAGTGATCTTTTCGGCAAAATCAGCCTTCGTCGAAAACCCGTGCATCTCAGCCACAGCCAGTCTGTCATACCCTTTTTTCCCGTGCCATCCCAGACGCACCACACTCCCGGTCTTGACACCCGCTCGAAGCGTCGTCCACTCACGGACTCCGACTTCCCTGTTCTCAACAAGCATCCTACCTTTTCCCTCATCCACGCTCTTGACAACGAAGTTTGCTTTTTGGTCACACTCTCCTTGCTTTGCGCACAGATGTGGCTCCCGCAGTTCGTCCAGAGCACCCTCCGAATGGCTGATGTCGACGATGACATGTCTCAAGTCCGTGTAGCGCTTCAGCACATTCTCATAGACATCCTCATGAAACCGCATAATCTCATGAAATGTCGTGCCGCTCCCGCCGTGTGCAGGTTCGTTGCACACCTTGACCCAGGGCTTGTAAGCGTCGCCATACACTTTGCGATACATGAGGCACACCCTCTCGGTCAAGTCATACACATACGACCTGATAGACTGGTCCCAGATATGCCGGGCATGGATACCCTGGACGTTGTTCTGAAACGGATACATATTGTACCGAAA